GGCAGGGAAAACCCGCACCCTCGATGCATGGGACTGGCTGTTGACCGAAAAAGATTCCCAGGACTCCGCGCAGTTCGGGATTAAGCCGGTGGCCGGCCTGAAAGCCAAGACAAATATCACCCATCACCACGTCTCCCCATTGCCGCCGCCTCTTCCGCGGTCTTACGATCATGGCAATCCTCGCATAGGGTTTGAGAATTTTCTTGAGACTCCGCGCCGCCCAGCTCCAAGGGTATTTTGTGATCTTGCCTCAACCTATCGGCATCAGGAATGACCGCCCCGCATTCTTTGCAGGTGTAATCGTCCCGATAGAACGTTTGTTTTCGGTTCTCTTGTAGCCGCCGGCCGGTGATCCGAGGTGTTGCCAGGCTCGCACCTCTCCGAACGTCAAGCGCTTTAAGCCTTGGTTTCAGGGTCTTGAATCGTCCCATCTCACCCCGGCATACGAGAGGGTTTCTCAGCCGGTCCGCTGTCCACCTCACGCTCTAAGTAATAATCAAATACAGGCGCTTGCATAACCGGCTTCTTTCCAAGTATTTCAAGCCGTTGAATGTCGAACCACAATGGCTCTCGTGGCTTGCCATCCTTGTCAAGTCCAGGGTTGATGATGGTCTGAACACACCCATACAAATCAAAACCGACGTGCGTAATCGTGCCCTCAAGCCCGGTTATTTTGTCCTTTGCTTTGAATCCAAGTAATTTTAGATGGTTTCTTACTGTAATCATTGCTTTTTCTCCTTGTTGGTTAATTGTTATTCGACTTCAATCGTCCCGTCTTTCCAGTACTCCAATCCGCACGCAGCACACGCGCAAAACAATACCGAATAATAACCCACAGATAAGAAGCCTTACTTCATCAATAGCGTTTGGTTTTCTCACGTCAAAACCCCCTTACCACAAGAGGCAAATATATTCCCTGTGACAGTCTCCCGGTTACATCCAACAGGCGCCTTGACCACAGCGCACCACGCCGGGAGCATCCGGTAAAGATCAAATACCTTTACGGCGGCATCGCAACCCTTGACCGCTACCGCAAGATAGCCCTCATTTAGCAGGCTGTTGATATAATGCCGTTGCTCCGGGCTCACTGTGCCGCCGTGCTGCCGCTTGAATTCGATATACAGGCCGTGGAATGGATACCGGGCTACCGGCCAGCAGACATCGGGGACACCCTCTTTGACGCCCTCCTCCTTGAGCTTCTTTCCGGTTATCATCGCCTCCAGCTTCCCGCTCTCGCCCTTCCCGCCACGACTCCCACCGTTGGGGATCGCATATGCCAGCAGATAACGCGGGTCTTTTTCGGCCTTGAAAAGAAACTCAAGCCACCGAAAGAAAGCAGCCTGCTCCTGGTGCTCACTTGGGCAAGGCGTCCGACCGCGTACAATCGATTTTAAGGCCGGTCTTTTTCTCCGCCCTTGCACAGACTCGGGCGATAGGATTTTAAGCCTTGGTTTTTGATCCTGGATAGGAAGGTTTGTGTTTTTGTCGGTTATCACTATGCGCCTCCCGGCTATTCAGCCAAAACAAGCTCGTTTGGGTATGCGGTTACCAACAGGTGGATGAAATAGATTGCCTGAGCTTCGGGCGTTCGGTATTCTTTCGCCGCGATCTCTTCCAAACGTGACCACAACAGATCGGTAAATACGATTGTGGCCGACTTGTTGGGCGGAGCTGGAGCCTCCACCGGGTCACGGCGAAACACGCCCTGAGATTTCTCAAGCAGCCTTGCAGCCTGATAGTGTTTTGTGCAAAGGCCACGGGAGACCTTCACCGACTTGCAGCCGAGTACCGCACATTTCTTTTCCGGAAGAGGCGGAAACTTCGGGATGCCCGGCACCACGGATATGCGCCCGGGTTCTTTTTTGGTTTCCGGTTTCAACAGTTCGGCGCCTATCGCTCCGCTTTCGATAGCCTCGGCGTATTTATATTTTTTATCACAGCCGACACATTCACCTTCGTTCTTCGGCTCGTTCAGCCGCTCACACGATGCACATGGACTTTTAAGCATAATCACCCTCCAAAAGTTTCGGTAAAAATGTTGTGCCAGATTTTAACGGCTTCGGCGGCCGCTTCGTGCTGGTCGATGGCCTCAAGGTTCGGATCGAGGTAAGCGTAAACCCGGTTCATGGCGTCATAGGTCGCCCTTATTGCCGCTAACCTGCCCGCGTCTTTGATATGTCGCTTCAGGTCATCCATGAGTGCAAGGCCGAAAGAAAAATATTCTTGAATCCGGACATTGTTGAAATGTTTCTCGAACTGGATCAGCGCCCGGCCTATTTTCTTCATTTCCGATGTGGTTATGGTATTGCCCGGCCATGACTTAAGTGCGGAAAAAGCTTCGACCTCCACCTGCAGGACCATTGCAGACAGCTCTGGATCTTTGTCGCCGGCAGCCGATATTACCGTGGCGCATTGAGCCTCTATACATGCAAGGATCGCCATGGTTTTCAGGAATGATTTACTGGCCAATTGATTCCCCTATTTCCGATAACTCTGCCAATCAAACGACACGACCGCCCCGCCGCCTTCCCGCATTCGGTCAAGGCACCTCTCGCCGATATATTCCGCCAACTCTTTTTCGGGTAGGTTCGAAATCATGATCGTTGGCAGCATGTTTTCATAACGGCCGTTGGTGATTTGATAGAGGATTATTTTCTCTGTTTCGCTCCCGAATTGTACCCCTACTTCATCCAGGATCAGCAGTTGGGCATTTTGATATTCACCTATTGCCTGCCGTTCGGTGCGTTCTGAATTTTTTGAGAAAGTGGACTTCACGTTGGAGAGCGCCGCAAACACCGTGGCGTATTTCACCGAAACGGATTGCTGAAGGAGTTGATTGCCGATGGCACATGCAAGATGGGTCTTCCCGGTCCCGGGTAACCCACAAAAAACGAGCGATCCGCCGGCCGCCCTCCGGTCTTCAAATCCTTCTGCGTACTTTCTAGCAACCTTCAGGGCCAGGGAGGCGCCCATGTTGTACCCTGGCTGATAATTATCAAGCGAACACGCCAGAAACCGTTTCGGAATTCCAGATTTAACAATGGCCTCAGCAATACGACGGCGCTTTTCGATAGCATCCTCCATCTCGTTATTTTTTTTTGCGTCGGCTGCACACCCGGGGCAGAATGGCCCGAGTTTGTGCTTACCGCCAAAGCCATAAACCACCGTGCCTTCAAAATCACCGTGTCTTTCGCACGTTCCCCGCTCAATCTTTGAGCCAGGCGATTTGATCGGGAGGGGTTCCGATGTACTCTTTTCCGGAAAATTCATGTGCCTTACCTCCATGTTTCGGTTTCCCATTATTCATTTTCCCCCAAAGCTGTGCGAATTTTTCCCTAAGTTTTTCGGCGCTTAGGATGTTGCTCATCCAAAAATTGTCAGCCTGACACCAGACGATAACCTTCTCGATTTCGAAAGGCTCGTGCCCGTCGATACGGGTCATTTTGTCGATAACCTCGGCCCAACTATCTATTTTTTTTGGAATTTTTGCCTTTGGGTTATTTTGTACGATGAGGCCGCTCAATTTTTCTGCAAGTCCGAACGCGACAGAGTTCGGACAAGAAGGTTTTTCTTTCGGATTCGGATTCGGATTCGGATTCGGATTCCGCGCGTGCGAGGAACATATGCTATCATCCGCTATCATCTGCTTGCATGTGCTATCATCTGCTTGCACGTTGGTTCCGTTGACCGCGTCGATCAATTCGCCGAGAGTTCCAAACATTTGTTCGTCCCTGGGCTCGGGCCAGCGTGAGCGCTTAGCGCGTTGCTGCTGATGCTTTTCCCATGTTTTGAATAATCCATAAGGTTTTCCGTCGGTCCCAACGTAGAGCCTAACCAGTCCAGCGCTTTGGAGTTCAGCTATCCACCGGGCGAAATCGTTGCCGCGAATGGTGGGCCGCAGAGGGAACAAAGCCGATTGAAGCAGCTTCGGATCGCCCTGGAACCGGCCATAATCGTCAGCGAGCGTTATCAACCGATAGAAGGTGGACTCAGCTTGCGGGGACAGTTGGTCTATTTCGTAGGAGCAACGGACAGACTCTTTGATTATTCTGTTTGGCATTTTTGTTTAACCATAACCTGTTTAAACGCCTCCTGTTTTAAGCCGCTATCGTTTCGGCTTCCTCAAGGTCAAAAAGAGATGGTGACCTCAATTCAATCTCAGTTCTTTTTAAATACCGAACACCATCAACAAACGACTCCGGTTTTAATTCACACCCGATTCCGAACCTCCCGAGTTTCATCGCCCTGAACGGCACGGTCATAAGCCCCGCAAATGGGTCAAACACACGGTCGCCAACGTTTGAATATCTGACGATAATTCGGTCAACAATGTCATATTGAAGCGGGCAGATATGGAAGGTTAGTTTCTTCTTGGACTGCTCCCCGTTCAGGGTCTGCATCCGGTTTATGTCCTGCCACACGTCGGGATGCCAACTGCCAGGGGCAATGGCCATAAACGTGGCAGGAAGGGCGCCTTTAATTTCTAACGCCTCTCCGATCTTCACGTGCGCCTCGTAATCGTAAATCGTTTCAAGAGAGTGTTTTGTGAACAGGGACGCCAACCGATCAGGACCATACCCGGCAAGCTCATCCGCGTTTAAAAACCTCTCCCCTGAGCTTCTCCAAAATGAATGGGCGTCTACCTGCCAGCGGGCTCTTGTGTAATCGTCTTTTGATTTTACAACCGGAATGTCGGCGTATGCTTTTGTCCGGTCCGTCTGTGGCTTATGAAAGATCAAGATATATTCAGGCGATCCGACACCCATTTTCGTCCCGTCCTTGCTCTGTTCCGTCCACCCGAGCCGATAGGTCTGATTGTTTTCCCGGACGACGTCCGTCACAACCGTGATCATCCCGAGATAATCAAAGCCATGCTTTATTGAGTGGAAAGTACATTCCATATGGAACGGGGATACTGTCGGTATGCCCTTCCTGGTCACATTTCCGAAGTTGATCCGATCCTTAACGTGGCAAGCGTATATTCTGCCAGGCTTAAGTACACGAAGTAATTCAGGGGTAAGGTAGTCCATTTGCTCCCAGAACTGGCTGTTGTCTTTTGTCGCCCCAAAGTCATTATAGGAAGGGCAATATTGGTAATGATTTGCAAAAGGAATCGATGTATGAATGAGGTCAACAGAATTACTCTCCATCTTCGCTGTTTCGTCAACACAATCGTTATTGATCGCTCTGTATTGTTCACCGATTATTTCGACTCGTTTGCAGCCGATAGACTGCTTTAATTCATCTTCCATTTCTTGATGAGAAAGGCCGTACTTTTTAATTATCTCTGTCATTTTTGCCACCATTTCGCTGTGTTGGTTCCACTTCTTTTTTAGGATGTCCAGGATGCCTTGTTCGGTGTCGGAATATATCAAATGAATTTCGCAGGGGTGCTTTTGAAGAAATCTGTATATCCGGTGGATACTTTGGATAAAGTCGTTGAATTTAAAACCAATGCCAACAAAAATTGACTTGTGGCAGTGATATTGCAGGTTACAGCCCGAACCCGAAAGAATTGGTTTTGTGGCGAGGTATTTGAACTTCCCGTTTGAGAAATCAATAATCCGGTCTTCCCGGGTGTCAAGATCGAGCGATCCGAAAACCTCCATCGCTTCCGGGATCGCCTTCTTTATTGCGTGTCGCTCTGCTTCTTGGTCGTGCCATAAAACGTAGTGGTTATCCGGGTCGCCGTTTAGAATCTCAACCATCTTCTCGATTCGCTGAGGGAGACCATCCCTTTTTTCTTTTGCCGCCGACTTCAGCGACAACGAAGCATCGGGGAACATTCCAATCTGCCCGCTGCGGTCAATAGTCGGCCGGAAGCCGGTTTCAACCTTGTGGTAAAAAACTTTCAGTTCGGGGAGGTCATAACCATCGTCGCTATATCCAAGGTCTGACGGGCGCTGTAAAAAAATCGCCCACGATGCAAGCCAGAACCAGAACTCACGCTCTTTATGCGGGTATATGGTCAACTGGTTGGCTTTGGTTGAATCACGCTGGAAAAATCTAGTGAGCGCCTGCCCTGTATCCATAATCCCGAGAAACCCAGCATAATGAATCAACTCCTTATACCGGTTCGGCGATGGCGTAGCAGTAGCAACAAACCGATATTTCACATTGTCGAAGAGGGTAAGAAATTCCTGAAAGGTTTTGCTTCCATAAGACCTTAGAACCGCGGCCTCATCGAGGGAGACCGCATTGAAAAGATTCGGATCAAGCCTTCCATCCCGGACACTTTCATAATTCGTGATGTAGAGACCGGGCCCGGAAAGCTCTTCGGTTCTCCGGATGAACTTGATTTCAATTCCGAGCATTTCCCGGGCATCACGCTTGAACTCCTGCCGGACCCCAAGAGGCGCTATTATGAGTTGCAACCCGCCTTCTCTTTCTCCGATCAGGCGCATAATCTCAAGCTGGATCGGAGTTTTGCCGAGTCCGAAGGCCGCGAATATCGCCCGGCGCCCGCCTCTTACTGCCCATCTTACGATGTCTTTCTGATGGGGTTTCCATGTATACGGTGGAAGCAGAGGTTTAATGTCGGAATCGATCACCTTGAAGCCCATCCGGCTATCAAGCTTCATTTTATCTTCTATAAACTCTTGATATGGCCTCACTTCGTCCGCCTCCACTCAATCAGCCCCCAAATAGAGAGCACAAAATAAACCGTAAAAAGAACCCCCTGAGCATGCAGGCCGGCAGAGAAATCAACGATGGCCCAGCAAAAATTCGTTCCGGCCCAGATTAGAAAACAAGACTTTTTCTTTTTGATGTTCAGGACCACCCCGAGAATAGAAAACGCCGTTATCCACCATGTGCTCATAAAAACATCTCCTCGAAATCCCCGGCGGGCATAACCTGAACCGCGCCGTTATCATCGAAAACAAGGTAATCCCCCGGGCAAATGAAACCCGAACCGACAAGGAAACCGTGATCCATATAGAAATGGTTGCACTTCTTGCAGACCTGGACGGATTCTGATTGGCTGCGTTCCGGCGCACTCTCCACATGCTCCGGGTGTCCTGAAAACCACCGAAGCGCATGGACTGTTGTCTCTCCGTTTGAATATTCTTTCATCGGGCACCTTGTTTTTGGTCGGTTCATTTTATTGCTTTAATTTGTTCGACCAAATCCTTGTATTTCAAATAAAAAGAGGTGGCTTCTCGGACCCACTCTGAAAAATTGGCCCCGGCCTCTTTCGCTACAGCGCTGTAAGTTTTTTTCTCTTGAACTGTGAATCTTATGGTAAGCGGATTTGAATCTGCTGTTTTGTGAACCATATTGAGGGCTGGCTTTATTTTTCTGATGTAATAGCGCTCAAGTTCATCGATCTTTTCTGTGTCTGCGAGAATAAAAGATATTCTCTCCCTCTGATCGGCCGGTAAATATTTCAATGCGTGCCGGCACCAACGTTGTTTTAAGTTTGCCGACTTACCAATGTAAACTATCCCGTCTTTTCCAATGACAAAATAAATTCCAGGGGCGTCCGGCAAAGAATTCCTTTCCTCAAAACCACAGGTTCCGTTATATTCAAGATCGATGTTTTCTGCTGCCTTTCCGGTCATTTATTCACCTTTGTAATACAAGCAGAATACGGTTTTTTAACACTTTTTAACAATTGACTTCACAAAGAATACAGACAGCCTAAATTTTTTTAGCTATCATTTTCCTAAACAGCTCAATCATTTCCGGTTGATTTGCCAGAAAGGAAAAAACATCATGATTTTGTATGAAACAGTTGATTTCTTCGAAACTGAAGTGGTTGCAGATCTCAATCCCCTTATTGACGAACTCGGAGAAGCTGGACCTCTCAGCACGCATGGCCCGATTCATGGCGTCAACCTTATCTGCGTCTATTCGTACCGTCTTCGGATCGGATTTGCATTGAGGGACCGGCTTGATTTCCCGGTGGTGGTGGTTGATTGTTATTTGACCGCCGCTGTGATTGTTAATTTGGTTGAATGGAAGCTCGCACTGCATGGTCATTCCTCCCATGGGTTGAATTTGAAAATGTCGTTGATGGTATCAACAACGGCCTGGCTCTTTCTGGTTCCCTCGATGGTCCTGGTGACGTATGGGGGGGAAACTCCGGCCCTTTTAGCTATGCCCGCAAGGGTGGCGCCGGACGTTTCGAGCAAAAACCGGATGATCGGCCCTCGCGGGTATCCGGCAGAGATCAACTTTTTATATGTTTTTTCTGGCAATATCTTGCCACTTGTGATAGGCGCCATTGTGGGGTCCGTTCTTCATGGAAAAGCAACCATCATGCCGCTGGTTTTTCTTGTTGTTCATATGCGAGTTCTATTAGTTTTTTCGCATAACCCGGCATCTTGTCGGGTTTCCAGCGCCACTCATTATATCTGGTGTATGAAACGCCAAGGTATAGTGCGACTGCTTTGTGGGTTCCGAATCGGCCTTTTAGTTCTTTAAAAAATTTATCCATGGATGGTTTATAATGAATATCGTTATTTTTGTCAATAACGAAATTAATTACAATTTGAGAAATTATGAGCGAAGACGGATATACGTTTGAACGGTGCTATGTTGAGGTAGTTGAAAAAATGTTGCAGGCCAGAAGCAGGAAGCCTGGGAACATACATACAGTGCCAAACCTATGCAAATATTTGTTTCCCGAAATGAAAAAACCAGATAATAAGTGGCAGGGATATAAGAAAAACCAGAAGCGAACAGGCAAGCCGATTCGGGTTACAGTTGAGGTTTTATATGACACCGCTGATTTTTTTGGGTATGAACACTTTGATTTTTTTAAAAAAATAATGGAGGCTTTTTTAAATACCCAAGAACGCCAAAAAAGGCATATTGATAATAAATCTTCAAAACGAAACGGGACAGACAACAAATAGCCGAAGTTGTCTTACTTGATGAGTTCAAAAAACGAAAAGGGGGCGGGAGGCTGAAATGAAGAAAGTTTTATTTATTGCAATATCTTGCGCCGCTATCATTTGTTCTGGATGTGCAACATCCAAAAACGCCGCGATGGTCAAAAGGGCGCAAATTGCCGTCACCGCGCCCGTATGCAAAGCAGGGCAGAGTTGTGACGTTATGTGGGACGCAGCTCAACTATGGGTAGTCCATAATGCTGATTATAAAATTCAAATGGTTACAAACGTGCTTATCGAAACATACAATCCGGGCAGGAACAGCGCGGACATTGCCGCCAGAATCACCAAGGAGCCAATTGGAAACGACGAATATAAGATAGTCGCGTCAATTTGGTGTAATAATTTATTCGGTTGTATCCCCAATCCGCTCGATGCGATTCTTGATTTTAACAATACCGTCAATATGTCATACCCGCCTAAAAAGTAGCCTCTAAAAATCCCTCTCTGTAAAAATCCGGACACCTATAATTTTTTTAACACAATAACGAATATTGTTATTTTTATTCTTGACAACTATAATGATATTCGTTACTATCCACTCAAATGCTCAAATTCACCCGCTGCTTGATTGCATGGTGAGAGCGCCCGCCCGATTCCAGGCTGAATAAGATCAGGAGCGATAGGGCAAAGATCAGAATTTCCGTAGGCGGTGTACCAAATTTATAAACGGAACGGCTGTTTTAACGGTCAAGGGGGTTTTATGTCCAATGAAATTAAAAACAGATTCACAGGAGCGACAATTTCAACAGGAGCAAAACTTCTTGATGCTATCAAAAACGCCAGGGCGGACCTTTCCGGGGCGGACCTTTCCGGGGCGAACCTTTCCAGGGCGGACCTTTCCAGGGCGGACCTTTCCTGGGCGGACCTTTCCAGGGCGGACCTTTCCTGGGCGGACCTTTCCTGGGCGGACCTTTCCGGGGCGAACCTTTCCGGGGCGGACCTTTCCAGGGCGGACCTTTCCAGGGCGGACCTTTCCTGGGCGAACCTTTCCGGGGCGGACCTTTCCAGGGCGAACCTTTCCGGGGCGAACCTTTCCTGGGCGAACCTTTCCGGGGCGAACCTTTCCTGGGCGAACCTTTCCGGGGCGGACCTTTCCGGGGCGGAAAAACTATCTTTTGCAAGGTTCCCATCGATCAAAATGTTGGCGTCTTTAAATCTCGGGACATTATCGGATCTATTGACTCTTGAGCTTATGAGGCGTGACGCAGCAGCACATCCAAATCCTGAATTGTTTGACGTTTGGGCTAAAGATGGCGGATGCCCATACGCTGGCAACATAGACCAGTTCTGGATTTTCAGCGTTAATAAAAAGTTGTGGAGGCCTGGACCGCCGGAAATGGCCGACAGGGATTTGATCGTTTTAATCTGCAAAGAAAAAGGGTGGGAGATTAAGTTCCTTAGTTGAGAACTTTAAGAAACAAACGGCTATTTAAGGGGTGATTTATGTCCAACGAACCGACAGTGTTTGATTTCAATGGGATCGGGATTTCCATCATCACAGATGTTGGCGGAAATCCATGGTTTATTGCAAATGACGTCTGCGCGGCACTCGGATACTCTAACCCAAGGGACGCCGTTTCTAAGCATGTGAGAAGTCATCAAAAAGCTGCCGTCACGATTCGCGACACCAGCTCCAACGGGGTGGCCCAAAACAGGAGCACGACCATCATCAACGAAGGCGGCCTGAACCGGCTCGTGCTCAGAAGCAAGCTCACCGCCGCCGAAGAGCTCCAAGATTGGGTAACAGATCAGGTCTTACCGGCAATCCGCAAAACCGGCTCCTACAAGGTCCGCGAACTTAGCAGAATGGAGCTGATCCAGCTTGCCATGGACGCCGAAAGAGAACGCCTGGTCGCGGTGGCGGAAAAAGCCAAGCTCGAAGAGCAGGCCCGAAAGAATGTGCCGAAGCTGATCGCGCACAGCCTTTTCATCGAATCATCCGGGCTCATGACGCTCAGGGAGGCCGGGAAACTTCTTCAGCAGCACCCGAACATTTTCACGAAGAAACTCCGCGAAAAGAAAGTGCTGTACATCTTAAATAAAAACAACGTCCCCCACCAGGAGTACATTGAACGCGGATACTTCGAAGTAAAGTCAAAACTGAATCACGAAATAAATAAAACTTTCTCGCAGACGTTCGTGACGCCGAAGGGCCTGGATTGGCTCAAGCGGTTTTTGCCGGGTGGCTTGCCAGACCGGGAAAACAATTAAACCCTGCAATTCAGCAGGCCCTGGCCGCGTTGATTTTATTCCTTGAACCGGAGGCGCGGCAGGGGAAACCAAATCAATCCGAATTCACGGGATCTCGTAGCCAAAAGGCGCGGTAGGCTAAGGGCACTCATACCCTTCTCCAGCGAGTCGCGCACCGTGAGTTTTTAAAGGAGGCACATGGACACAGCATACGAAAATTTAGAGGGCAAAGAAATCTTATTTATAGTTTGCGGAATGCCGATCTTGGCAATCGTCACCGGCTGCGACAGTGACTTAGGCATATCGATCCAGCGCAAGACCAGCAAAGAATACCTCATGTGTCTCAACGGGCCGATGTCTCCGATATCTAAAGATCCGCGCTCTGGATTCAATGCCGAAAAATACTCTTCTGAATTCGAAGGGGTCGTGAAAATGATTCGATCCGGTGTGGTTAAAGCCACTGCGCTTATGTTGCTGTTTGGTACTGGCAAAAGAGTAGACGAGCCGACAGCCGGCCACTGCCCGTTTTCGCAATAAAACCCGCAAGCACAAAAAGGATCAGCCATGTACGAAGCAGCATTAAGCACAAAGATAATCGAAACCGCCGGCAAGTACCGATCAAGCCTCAAGTCGTCCGAATCAACTGCACACGCGGCCATGGTCGCCGGAGCCAACCTGATTATCGGCGGGATGAACATCATCAATACCGCCCTCCGGTCCGCACCTGAAACAGAATTCGCCGGAGTGATGGAGGGGCTTGTTGTTGACATCGCCGTCACTCTTTCCCAGCGGATTGATGAAATCAAGGCGGTAGCAAATGAACTCGGAATCGTAATGGAGAAAGGGGGTCAAAATGTATCGTGAAATAACAGGGGAAGAGCTTCTATCCGCCGAGTTGAGGCGCAAATATATCGCCTCGCTACCCGAAGATTGGAACAGGGTGGGAAGGATAAACATCATCGCCCGACTCGTACTTTACATTTTAGCCGCCGGGCTTTGCGTCGGCCTTGTTTGCGGCCTGCGGTGGCTTTTGGGAGGGGCATGAAACAGCTCATCACAGAGGTATTCTTATTCATCGGCGTAATTCTTTCCGGGGCCATCTTCACGCTCCTAATAGGATAAATTATGGAAATCAAAATAATTTCGCTATCATATTCAAATTTCAAAGGCGGTTCGGAAACCCTCATTTTCGATGGCCAGAACGCCGATGTTTTCGGCACAAACCGGGCAGGGAAAACCCGCACCCTCGATGCATGGGACTGGCTGTTGACCGAAAAAGATTCCCAGGACTCCGCGCAGTTCGGGATTAAGCCGGTGGCCGGCCTGAAAGCCAAGACAAATATCACCGTTGAGGCTGTTATTACCATCGACGGCTCCGAAAAGGTGCTTAAAAAGGAATACGCCGAAAAGTGGACCACGAAACGCGGAGCAGCAAACGCGGAGTTCACCGGACACACGACGGAATATTTCATCGATGGTACACCGGTCGGGCTCAAGGGGTTCGATGCCTTCCTCGGGAAGATCGTTGATAAAGCCATTCTCCCCTGCTTCACAAATCTACGGTATTTCAACGAGCGGTTCGATTCCCTGCCGACAGACGGCAAAAAGAAAAAACTGTCTCCCCAGGAAGCCAGGCGCGCAATGCTGGTTTCCATGTTCGGCGACGTGACCGACGCGGATGTTATCAAAACCGATCCGGCTTTTACCCGACTCCCCCTGGTGCTGAACGGCAAAACATCGGAAGAATACCGCCTTGGCCTGGATTACCAGTTGAAAAAGATCAAAGACGAGCGGGCGGAAATCCCGACCAGGATTGACGAAAAATTAAAAGAGCTTCCACCATCGCTCGATGTCGGTCCGTCGGCAGCGGAGAAATCCGGCATCGAGTCCCGCCTTTCGGTGCTTCGGAATGAGCTTTCCATGATTGAATCCGGGGGCGAGGCGGGTCTAAAGAAGGCGGAACTTCTGGCAATCGAAAACCAGATCTCCGAGATTGAAGTCGGACTCCGCAAGAAAGCAGATGCGGAAGCTGCCCGGTTGCGCGGTGTAACGGACTTTTGCCAGAAGTCGCTGGATGATGAGGCCAGACGTCTGAGGCTGCTTAAAAACGACCTCATCGACATTGACGCGCAGATTGCAGCAATCGACAAAAACAAGGTCGTCCTTATAAAAAAGTGGAAAGCGGCTAAAGCCCGGCAATTCGTCGCGCCTGAGATCGCCGGTCACTGCCCGGTATGCGGAGCCGATCCGGAGCATCAGATCAACTTCTCGGAAGAAAAAGCGCTCGCCGCGTTCAACATCCAGAAGGCCGAAGAGATCGCCGGGATCGATGCCGACGCAAAGCTTCAGATTGAAAACAGGAAGAAGCTTGAAGCTGGAAAGACGAAACTGGAAAAAGGTATTGCCGACGCGGAAAGCAAAATCACCGTATTAAAAACCGACCTGGAAACAGCCCAGAAGAATCAGGCCCTGGCAGCGGCAAAGTTACGAAACACCGCCCTCGACCCGGCCATAGCTCCACTTATCGCCAAACGTGACGCGGTCCATTCCGAACTGTCAGAAATCGCCCTCGGCAATCATGACGCCACGGATGGCATTTATGCCGAGATCGGAGAGCAGGAAAAGAAGCTGGCCGAGATCAACAAGAAGCTGGCCGACATCGACGCGGCTCAAAAAACCAAAGACCGAATATCCGAACTTGAAGCAGACGAAAAGCGTCTCTCTGCCGAATGGGAGCGCATGGAAGCCGACCGGAAACTAATCGAGGACTTCACTCGGGCGAAGTGCGCCATGTTGACCGACCGGATCAATGGGAAGTTTCGGATTACTCGCTGGCAGTTGTTCGAGAACTTAATAAATTCTGGAATTAAGGACACCTGCACAGCTATGGCCCAAAACAACGACGGGCAGTGGGTCCAATATGGCGACCTCAATAATGAAAGCAAAGTTAATGTAGGAATTGATTGCATTAACACCCTGAGCGATCATTACGGAGTAGCATTGCCGATTTTTATTGATGATGCCGACTTAATAATTAAGTCCTTGATTTTGGAAACCAAATCACAGTTGATAAGGCTCATCGTTAGCGAAGAAGATAAACAGCTTAGAGTGAAAACCTATTGTTAAGGGGTTATTATGTCTATAAGGGGATATGGGGAAAGCCTTGTTGGAAAGCGTTTCGGCAAGCTATCTATTTTAAGCGCGTCGCAGTTTATTGGTAGGGTCAGGCTTGCAACCTGCAAATGTGATTGCGGAAAAACAAGTGAGCATAGAGTGGCGCTTCTTGTCAGGGGCAATACAAAAAGTTGCGGATGTCTCAAAAAAGAGCACAACAAAGCATATTTTACTACCCACGGATGCACCAAAACACCTCTTTACCAAGTTTGGCTTAATATCCGGGACCGATGTTTTAATAAAAAATGTAAAGCCTATCCGTCATACGGCGGACGCGGAATTTCCATATGCAATGAGTGGAATGATTTTCAAGCATTTCAAAAGTGGGCGATGGATAACGGCTATCAGAAAGGGTTGACGGTTGAACGGGTCAACAATAACGATGGGTATTCACCCGGCAACTGTGTTTTTGCAACAAGGTCAATTCAAAACAATAATAAACGAAACAACGTCATCATCGAATATAACGGAGAGAAACTAAACCTTGCCCAGTGGGCAAAAAAGCTCGGCGTAAACAGAGAAATGATAAAGTATCGGTTTAATGCAGGGTGGAGCCCTGAGGATATTTTAACCAAACCAAGCTCAAAGGCAGCATAAGGAGAAAAGCACATGGCACCAAAGACACAAACAAAAGAAACACCAGCCCCGGTCCCGGCCCTTCAAGGCAATTCGCTGGCCGAAAGATTCACGACTATGGTGATCAAGGAGTTCGGCTCAGAAGTCGGAAAGATCGAACTGTCGCCCTACCAGCGCAAACTCGCCCAGCATCTTTTTATCAAGATCGATATGGCACTGAAGGACCTTGACGCGAAACGAGCATCTAAGGGCCAAGATAAAAAGGCGCCCATCATATGGCAAAACGTCAACATGCAAAAGCTGGCCGTCGATGCCGTACACCGTATCGAACTCGGGCTTGATGCGCTTATCCCGAATCACATTCACCCGATCCCATACTTTAACTCGTCGCTTGGAAAGTATGACCTTGACCTCCGCGTCGGCTATGTCGGGAAGGATTACTATTATCGAGAAATGGCCCTTTATCCCCCTACGGACATCGTTTATGAATTGGTCCACAAAAACGATGAATTTATCGTTATAAAAAAGGGGCAGTCGAACCAGGTGGAAAGTTATATCTTCAAGATCAACAACCCGTTTGACCGCGGCCCGGTAGTCGGCGGGTTCGGGTACGTCCGGTACGAAGATGAGACGAAAAACCGCCTGCAAATCGTGACCATGGAAAACTTCACCCGGTCGAAGAAGGCCGCCCAAAGTGATGATTTTTGGAGCAAAGACACGGAAGCGATGCAGTATAAAACCATCGTTCACCGCACCGTCGCCAAAATAACCCTGGACCCGGAAAAGATAAACGCCTCTTTTGTCCGGGTGGAACAGGATGAATACGACGCGCCGGAAACTCCTGCTCAAGCCGAAATCGAGAAGAACGCCAACAAGGACGTTATCGACCTGAAGCCGACCCCAAAAGCCGGAAAAGCCAAGGAGCCAGCCTCCGACGATCCGCCTCCGATGACCGAAGAAGAGAAGGCGTCCGCAATGTCGGAAGAGGAAGCGTTTATGGCTGAGGATGACGCCGGTAACGGCCTGATTCCGGAATGGGCACAATGATTACATTTCTGAAGATACTTGATCCTGTCGAAATTCCATCTATGCCGGAGGTGCTTATTGCGATAGCACCGCATGCTGCGGCTGGCGCGTGTATGGGTTATGGCAATGGCTTAGACAAATTATTTTAAAACGGGGGCGACATCCGGCGCCGCCCCCTTATACTTCCGTAAGGATTAAGTACTCATGATAGCGAAAACGACCAAAAGAAAAAACGCGGTTGCCCTATCAAGAACGATTACCGAGATTATCCAAGGTAGTGATGAAATCGCTTCGGCAACGTTTAATGTAAGCTATGATTACGCGGAAATATCAAGCGTTCATGAAGGGCGCATTGAAAGAATGCCGACTGGCTGGATGAATGTTGATATCAAAATTAGATGCAAAACGCTTGCCAACAAAAAACCCAAAAAAGGAAAGGTCCAGCATGGAAGAAAAACAAGCATTTGAACAATGGGCAACTCTCGAACTGTTCGGCCACAAGAAACTTGCAGGAAAGATCAGCGAACAGGTAATCGGCGGGTGTTCTTTTGTCCGTGTCGATGTCCCACGAACAGCAGCTTGCGGACCGTTCACCAAGCTTTTCGGGCAGGGCGCAATCTACGGAATACTTTTTGTTGATGAGGAAACGGCAATGGCGGCGGCGGTAATGATGGCCGAAAAACCGATTGATGAATGGTCGGCGAGGAAGATGATTGAGGGTCTTCCAGCCGCGCCTTGCGCTGGCAGGCTTGTTGATGCTGAGTTTGTAGATCCGTTTTCCGACGATGACGATGAAGCTATCTTTGGGGATACAGGAGAAGACGCCCTTGATTTTTAAGTCTCATTACAGCAGCAGTTCCGGCAATCTCTACACCCTGAAAAGCGGCAAGCACACGCTTTTGATTGAGGCGGGGGTTCCGATCAAAAAGATCATGGCCGCATTGGATTACAAGCTTTCGTCGGTTGACGGGTGTTTGGTGTCTCATATGCACTCAGACCACTCCATGGCTATCAGGGAGGTTATGGCCCACGGTGTTGACTGCTACACCACGGTTGAGACTTTCGGAGCGGTTAGGGCACATGGACACAGGACGCACGCGATTGAGCCGTTGGTACAATTCATAATAGCGGATCATTGGGAGGCCGTGGCTTTTCCAACTCAACATGATTGTGCGGGGTCAGTCGGCTTTTTAATCTCCAACATGACGGATGAAAGGTTCTTGTTCGCTACGGACACCTTTTATCTTCGGCATACCTTTCCCGGATGCACGGTCATTGCGGTAGAATGCAATTACAGCGTAGAAACCTTGGCGCCCGACCTTGACCCGGTAAGAAGGAAACGTCTTTTGACATCGCATTTCAGCTTGGAAAACGTGGTCAAATTCTTCCAGGCCAACGACCTGGGCAAGCTCAGGGAGGTTCACCTGCTCCATCTCTCTGACGCGAACTCCGACGCGGAGCTTTTCCGGAAAACCATTGCGGCCGTAACCGCTTGCCCGGTTTATATTGCGGAGAAATAAATGACAAACAAAATCGATATATCAAAAGGAAGATATTGGGACAGACCGTGGAGTTTGGTCAGTTCTTGCGACCGGGTGTCGCCGGGATGCCTCAATTGTTGGGCGCTTGCCATGGAGAAGCGGTTTCACAAGGAAGGTCCGGTAACGGTTCATCCGGATCGGTTATCAATCCCGCTCAAAACTAAAAGGCCTACGGTGTGGGCGGTATGGAACGACCTATATCATAAAGATGTCCCCATCGAGTTCAGACATGAAGTATATGCTCACATGATAGCGTGGACAAGACATACGTTTTTAGTCTTAACCAAGCGACCACAAACCATGGCCGACTACCTATTATCAGAAATCCCCCTGATCAAAAGTGAAGGCATGCCAAGATGCCAAGATTTAATGGATAATGTTTGGCACGGCCTAACTGTCTGCAACCAGCAAGAAGCAAACGAAAAAATCCCGGTGTTTTTGAAAGTGCCGGGGAGGAAGTTTCTTTCGATTGAGCCGATGCTTGGGCCGATTGACCTGCATACCCTTACTGGTCGACACGAAGACCATCCAGAAATCAATAGCCGTATCTTCGAGCGCCAGATTGACGGCATATCGGCGGTTTTATGCGGCGGCGAAACCGGTCCAGGAGCAAGGCCGACGCATCCGGATTGGATAAGGTCTATTCGGGATCAGTGCGCGGAATCAGGGACGCCATTTTTTTTCAAGCAGTGGGGGGAGTTCGTGCCCTTAGATATGGTCAAACAGGAGGACAGGCCGAGACGGAGGTTTTACGTTTCCCCAGGGGGACAATTCCCGTGGATGTTCAAAGTTGGCCGCAAAAAAGCAGGCCGCGCCATGGACGGAACAACCTATGATTCTTTGCCATGGATGCCCAAATGAACAAAGCAAGCCAGCTGCCGATTCCCGGATTCGAAGTATCCCGAATAGCCAACTGCTCAGAATGCGGCAGGCGCCTCGTAGACCCGAAAAGCATCAAGGCCGGAGCCGGGCCGGTTTGTTCAAAGAAAAGGCACAATGACCTGACAGTATTCATCCACATGCTTCGGCAGGAGCACCATAACGATTATGTCGAAATGCTGAACCGGGCAGCGGATCAGATTGAACGGATGCAAAAAATTATCTCGGAAAGGAGTACTATATGAAAATAAGAAGGCTCGTTATAGAGGTTGATTCGGAACAGCCGGCCGCTGGTTGGGTTTGGGAATCTATGCCCAATAGACAGCAGATCAACGGATTAACCGTTGTAGGCATTTCGGAAAAGATTAAGAAGATCCCCACGGATGCAAAAAATTATAGACTTGAAAGATGAGTGACCCCCAACGAGAAGAAAGAAAAAAGCATCTCCGCGAAACGATAGCCGCAATCCTGTTGCGGAATGACGGGCGCGAAGTATCAGAAAAATTCTTGAAAGGCTGCGATGCAAAACCAAAAAGCAAATGAAACTCCGCACCGATGCTTTACATGCCGGTCGTTCGCGGTGAAGTGTCCGCCGCGTGAAGATGTTTCAGACGGGTGGGCATACTGCAAGATCCATAAAACATGGTTCAAGAAACAGCTCGAGATCAGGCCAGGGAATCGCGGGGAGAAGTGCCCGACATGGAGACCAGACTTGATACTTCTGGCAAAAATGAAAGAGCTTGGGACTGAATTTAAGGAGGGTTTTGTATGACCTCCCAGAAAAGAACATCGAGGATGCGAGTAGATGGAGAAAAATAGAATGGCAACGGCATCAGACATAATGAAACTGATAGAAGCCCGGTATCCGGTAAAAGATTACGTGCTCATTCCAGAGTGCAAAATAGGCGCAACCTGGACCTCGCAAAGGTGCTCAAGGTTCGACGCATGGATCATGGCACGGTCATGGGCGCATCCCCGTTTCATAGGTTGTGAGGTAAAGGTATCCCGACAAGACTTCCTTAACGATAATAAGTGGCAAAGTTATTTACCTTATTGCACTGAATTTTATTTTGTTGCGGCTCCAGGCATTATCGACCCTGCCGAAGTCCCGGAACAGGCCGGGCTTCTTGTCGCGTCCAAGAACTTAAAAACACTTACCCTAAAGAAAAAAGCCCCCGTCCGGAAGGTCGATATACCGCAATCAATTTTTGTCTATATTTTGATGTGCCGCACTAAAAAGACCAAAGACAACACAGGCCGGGCGACGGTTGACCTTTGGCGTGACCGCCTTACCGAAATGTCAGAAGAAAGAAAGCTCGGGCATGATATCGCTTATCACATCCGGAAGTTGGCAGATAAAAAGATTGCCGAGACACAAAAAGAAAACCGCAAGCTCCGCGAGGAAAACTTTCTCCTTCAAGGAGTCAAGGACACGATAGCCGAACTTGGGATAACCGAGACGGACCTGCAGTATGGTGGAGTGCATAAAATCAAAGATGCATTTACGGGCGCCCAACAAGGCCTTGTAGGAGCGCTAAAAAATATTGAGCGAACAGTCTCCAACGCATTAGCCTCTATAAATAGAACGCCGGGAGAAGAATGAACCTCCGCAAACATCAAAAAGAAACCGACGCCGTGACGGACGCCATAATCGCCGGTGGCTCGATAAAAAAGACGGTCGTCAAGGCAACACCAGGAGCAGGGAAAAGCCTTCTCCCGGTAATTGCCGGGAAACTCATCGGCGCAGGCCTTGCCGACGCGATAGCCTGGATTGTCCCGCGCCTTTCCCTTGCCAGCCAGGCGGAGGCTGTTTTCCTCGACCCTGTTTTCAGATCAGCGTTAAACCATCGGATGGCAATCAGGTCTTCAACAAACGATCAGTTCCCGTGCAGGGGGCTGAGCGGGTTCGTGAGCACGTATCAAGCTTTGGCCGTAGACGAAGCCAGAACAGTTTTAAACGACTTTAAGCGCCGGAGATATATCCTTGTACTCGATGAGCCGCACCACATTGAGAAGGGCGGCCAGTGGGAAGAATCGATAGCGCCGCTGGTCGAAAATTCAGCTTTTCAACTCCTGATGTCTGGCACCATGGCGCGCGGTAACGGAAACCCGATAGCCTTTATTGATTACGAACAGTCCGGCCAAGGGTATGCCCCGGTTGAGAGATCGACCGAAACCACGGCTTTTATAAAATATGATCGATCGGACGCACTGTACGAAAGGGCGATTCTCCCCCTTGTTTTTTATTGCCACGATGGGTCCGCAAAGTGGATGACCAATACCGGCATGGAAGTTGAGTATGAGAGCATCGCAAAGGTGAGCCGGAAAGACGCAGGCGCAGCGATCTATACGGCGGTCTCCACCAAATACGCCGATGAACTTCTTGACGAGGGCACAACGCACTGGAAGAAAACCAGGAGATACATAAACCCATACAGCAAGGCCCTAATCGTCACGGCAAGCGTCAACCACGCAAAGCAGGCCGTTGAATCCCTCCGGCGCATGGGGATAAAGGCGCCGATAGCTACAAGCCGTGAAAGCCTGGCCGCGCAAAAAGAAATCAAGCGGTTTCGCACAAGGAACGATTCAAACATTCTCGTTGCGGTCAATATGGTTTATGAAGGCCTCGATGTGCCGGCGGCAACACACGTAATCAGCCTAACCCACATCCGAAGCGTCCCATGGATCGAACAAATGGTAGCCAGGGCGGTCCGGATCGATCCTAATGCCGGTCCCTACGAGTCACAAGCAGGGCATATCTTTTGTCCAGATGATCCCCTCTTCCGGGCGATCATAAAACAGATTGAGACTGAACAAGCTCAGGCCATTGATTCAATCGCCGGAAGAGCGCCGGGGGAAAAAGCCGAACCGTTGCAGCTGTCTTTGTTCGATGATGGTTTCGGGTCACAGGCGCCCGGGGGAATCATCCCCCTGGAATCGAGAATAACCGGATCGCTCAACCGTGAGATCGGCTTCAATGTGACGTATCAGCAACCGATCATCACCGAAAGCGAAAGAGAGGAATCACTCAGGAAGCAAATCGACCGGCACATAAAACAGTTTGCAGCGGCGAACGGGTGCACGCCAAGGAGCATCAACATTTTGATCCTGAAGCGTTTCGAGAGACCTCGGGAGCAAATGACACGTCCGGAACTGGAAAGGCTTATGGCTTATTTACAGCGGCATTATCGGATTGATTTTCACCGTGTCGCGCAGTCTCGGGCGGTGGCGATATGAAAAAAGGAGATCCTGCCATGATTTATTACGGGGTGCTGATAATCATCTTCGGGCTCTTGGTGTTTTACTTCAGCATAATGAAAGAGTTTGATAAAAAGCTTAATGCCCCCGATGGCGGGCACCTATCATATGCCGAACTTCAAGGCATGAAGTACGATAACGGAGACAAGCCAGTTTTTGTTGTGGTTTTCATCAAAGAAAAGAATGCACTCAAAGCAGACAACATTTTAAAGGAGAAAACACCATGAAACGATTAACAATCATATGGGCAATCATCGCTATTCTTTACCTTTGTGTCGCTGTTTTTTTTCTTCGCGGATCGGCACAAGCATCCTACTACCCAATTTACGGCGGATCGTTCCACCCGCTTGAAGGCGACTGGACCTACGTCGTGGAGTGGAGCAACAAGATACCACTGACTCCGTACAACGTTACAATCGAATCCGATCCTGGGATATGGGTGGACTTCCATGATGACCCGTTTATGGCGTTTGTAGACGGGATAATTGAGAGGAACAACCTACAGTATTTGGGTGTTATGGATTACATGATGGGAGATTTGTATTTTTGGGACCCGGTACAAGTGCCGATTACTGCCGCTGCTACGCCGATACCGCCTTCTGTGGTTCTTTTGGTTACGGGGCTGATCGGGTTGGCCGGGTTCAGGAGGAAGGCGAAATGGAACCGATAAGTGTACTACTTCTTGCGAGTGGGTTGCTCATCGGCTTTGGCATCAGAATAGTTTATCATCGCTTTACCGGAAAGGACTTCCCGCTTCTCAAACATCCTTATGTTACCCATCCGAGCGGGAACATTACGGAATATGAAATTGACCGGCCTTGCGGGAATTAGGGAGGGGAGGGATAAAATATGCCGTTACCAGAAAAGTTCTACAATATGAACGATGAGGAAGTGACGCTTGAACAACTTTGTCACCAAGAACCGGGATGGGCAGCTAACAGAATCAGGCACCTTACGCAACAAATTGACTCTCTTATGGATGTTGTTGAAGCGGTTAGAGATTGTTGCAACTGTGTAAATGGTATGCCACGGACATCGGCGGGTTGCCCGGTACATGGTCTTAAATATTGATCGGCACAAAGCCGGGAAGGGGGAGAATGAAAAAGCTTGAAACATGCTGCCTTTGCGACGCACCAACAGGAAATGCCGGGAAGCATGACGATAGCCTTTATGGCGAAAATGGTGATGGCCCTTATTGTGATGAATGTTTTATGTGGAAGTATGGTAGATCTTCGCTTAAAGCCGCGCCGGAAAGAAGCAACAATTTCCCAGGCTACGCCGACGACGGCACTGATTTGCGAGACTTTGGGGACCGATAATACGGAAGAAGGCAAATGAAATTAACTTTAATCAATAGGCTAAAACTTGTGTTTGAAATTTTGACCATTAGAAGCGGCCATAAACATAAGGCTGATATAAAGCAATTATCTACTTTTCAAAAAGGTTACCGGGCGGGAATGAAAGACAATCAACTTGAAGGATGGAAGGATGAACGCTGAAGAAAGAGCAAAGTGGTTTTGTCGGAATGTTTTAGATTGGACAGGGTATGAAAAGGATACTACCTGGAGGCGCATTAAAAATTTATTAGCTGAGCATGAAGCCGAATTTAAACAATCCATTCGCCAACGCACGGCGGAAGAGTGTGCGGAGAAGATTGAACGCACCTACACAGGTATAATCGGGCACGATTGCGCTGAACTTTGCCGAGAGATCGGCAGGAAAGGGGGAGGGGATGACCAAGGATAAAGCGTTACAATTAATCTCTGATGAATACAGCAGGGCGGTTCAATTATTCCCACGGTTCAACAGCCGGCATGAAGGATATGCGGTCCTGTTGGAAGAGGTTGATGAACTGTGGGACGCCATCAAATCTAAAGATGGTGACGGAAACGATTTCCTTGAGGCCATTCAGGTTGGAGCAATGGCGCTCAGGCTTTTGACGGATTGCTTTGACGATATAACCGAATAGCGCCCGTTCCGGGGGGTTCTGGCGCTGCCCCCTGCCCGGTTTATCATTCCTGCCGGCGGGGGGATTTTAAACGCTCAAAACAGGCAATATATTGACACAACGACAACCATATAATACCATCCCGAAATTATCACTTTCGGGGGTATGTATGAAAGGCACGATCTATTTTATGAAAGATCGCGGCCGATGGGCGGTGTCGTTCCCTATTCCGGGCAGGAAGTCCCCGCTCAAGGTCACACGGTACCGCGGTGAATTCCTGCACCATGAGAATGTCGCAAAGAAATGCTTGTCCGTGATTCAAAGCGAATGGGAGGCTCACGCTTCAGGCCTGATCCGGTTCCGCCCGGAGAAATGGACAAAGGCCGGATGGACCGATGTTCTTGAATATTTCGAATCCTGGATGCGCGATGTCATCGAGCCGAAGCGATCCCCGGCGACCATCAAAGGGTATTGGTCGTATTATCGGAACTGGTTCACGCCGTTTTTTGAAAAGTACCCGGTCATGCTCCACGAAGTTCATCTTGACCAACTCACGAAGATGCTGAATTTCATCGCCCTGGCTCCGAAGGGGAAATACAACGTGATGAACTGTTTTCACAGCTTCCTTGACCATGCCTATCGATCCCGGAGGATCCCTGAGATGCCGCCTTTCCCCAAGAAAGCGGATTACAACTTGACCGAGCCGTCTTTCAAGTGGCTCCCAGAGTCGGTGCAGATAAAAGTGATCGAGTCGATACCGGAGGTCCACCGGCCTGTTTTCTGGTGGCTGAAATATCATTACCGTCGCCCGGGCGAGGCGTGCGCGCTCCAATGGAGGGATTGGGACGCAATCAACCGGGTATGGCAAATCAGGCGGTCGGTATCTGCCCGGACGGTTATCGAATATACCAAAACCCATGCGGTGCATTTTCAGCCTTGCGACCCGGAATTCCTGTTGACCGCTCTCCGAATGCAACAGGAGCATGCCGGGCCATTGACCGATTATGTTTTCCGGAATCCACGGGCACGGAAAGAAGGCGGCCGGTACGCCCTCGAATCCCTTGGGGTACTTTGGAGGGACGCCTGCAAAAAGAACGGGGTTGATGTCGGGCTTTATGAAGGGCTAAAGCATTCGAGTTGTTCGCAGTTTATCAACGAAAAAGGCGGTACTGAAACCGAGCTGCAGGCGCTTACGGATCATGCAAATCTGTCCAGTGTGCGGCATTATGCGCGGATGGGGATTAATCGGAAGCTGGATCTTATGCGGCGTGGTCGAGTGTCGGTGGTTGCTGATAAAAGAAAGGATGAAAAATGAACAAATTACTCCCGGAACAAATATTAGATTTTTATCACGGGTCGATGCCACGTAAGATATGGGAGATGGACAAACAGTCATATTATTCAATTAGGACGATGAAGGATTGTAACGGTAAATATCTTTGGTCTCCGAACACACGCTATGAGGATATGCCCGGTACCTTATTCAATATCCCGATTTCAATATCAGAAGTCAAATGTTTCCGAATTAAATACATCTTCAAGGATGGACATGAGCATATTGTTGAGATGGATGCTGGAAAGGAAGGATGAGAGATGAAAATATACTCCGATAAAGAGATCGATACTTTGCCTGAAAAATGGATTCCATGCTCCGACTGCTTGCCACCTGTTGGCATAGAGGTTATTGTACAAACAAATACCAAGGTTACCGCCCTTGCACGTTTTATACCGCACGAGAATAGTCCACCAGAAAGGGGATGGTGGGATAATGCTTACCCTGGAAAATGGAACGCTCATTTATTCGATTCGGTTTTGGCGTGGATGCCAATGCCAAAAGGATGCGTTTGAATCGATAACCACCTGAATTTACTTTAGTGGCGGTTTTGTGGGCGATCCAAGGAAGCGCAAAGAATTGAAACTACAACAAAAAAATAAACAGTATCGAAAAACAGCCACAAGCGCTATTTATAAACGCTTGTTTTTATTACGCTATTTTTACTAATCTGCACGGGTTCGATTCCCATGCACTTCCGCCAGTTTATCTAATGATTTCAATAATAAAAAAATATTTTCGCTTCCAAAATCGCCCACAAATCTGCCACAAAATTTCAGGGCTGTCAACAGCGCAAAAGGCAATCCGCAATGCTCTATGTACTTTTTTACATAGTTTGATTGCAACGATTTCACAATTAAAAACGAAGGTCGCACCCCATAAGGCTTTTCAATTTGCACGGTTTTTGCTGTGTAAGAACATTAACCCACAAAAGGAGATATTTTATGAAAAACATTACCGTTTTTTTAGCTGTTCTGCTTTTTTGCGTCTCAACCGCTGGGGCTACCCTGATTGACCAAGGGGCGGTCGTCTACGATGATATAAATGATAAGTATTGGCAGGAGCTTGGGGTTTTATACGGCCAAACATATTCAGAGCAATCTGTAAACGCTCGGGCGCTTACAACAGACGGTCTTGATTGGCGTCTTGCCCATCACACAAGCACTAACTTACTGCTTTCGACTTATACCCTATCCGAAATAGCTATTGCATTCGCCCCGACATCACCAGGGATATGGCAGGGTAGGATTAGCCTTGAGGTTGGACCCATCGGGACAGACCATGAGCTAAAAATAATGTGGAATGGGTCTGAATATGAGTTGAGCGACTCATCGATCAGTAACTCAATTACAACAACTGGCGCTTGGGTTGAATCCTATATCAAGCCTCCACCCGATGATGTTTCACCGACTCCGATACCGCCATCAGTGATTTTGCTTGGGACCGGGCTTGTCGGGCTGGCAGGATTCCGGCGAAAGTTACTGTGAAAACGATATCAGGGCGCCGGCACCATAAACAATATTCCGGCCACCGGCTCCATAGGTAATCGCCCGGCTCATCGTGCTCGTTGAGGCTTGCACTGCTGAAATCGTGATATCCGGGGAAGCGGTGACACCCTCGCCAGAAGTTAAAGCCGAAGCGGGGAAATCTGTTTGGAGTATCTCACCGGTTTCCGGATTATAATCAGCGTCGCCTTCCATGTTCCACCGTAAAACAGTATCGCTAACTCTGGTGAAATCTGCCTGATCCATCTTAGGTGCAAGGTGAGCAGCAAACCCGTTTGTTTGTGCCCCGTTAGCGCAAGTGATCCCGGCAATTACGGCATTGATGATTGTGGCGTTTGAAACAACATCAGCAACCCATGTATCATTGGCCACGGTGTAATCTACATAATACCCCGAGGCTCCATCCTGATTCAACTCGGCCTCGGAAATATTGCCACCGCCAAGGCCTGTTTGAACCGTGCCGCCGGTGCCAGCTGAGATTGTTTCACTCGCGCCTATGTCCGGGCCTGCTCCGGACCATGCCACCGTTGCAGACTGAGCAAGATAGAGATACCCGGTGGCCGTGTATGTGTGGCTATTGGTCATTGTGACGGTCGAGGTAGCATAATTCACGCTTACGATTGTGTCCACCCAATCGGCAGTACCGTCTTTGTCATTGTCAGCCGCCACGAACATGCCAGGCCCGAACCAGTAAGGATCGGTGACCACCATTGACGTGCCCGATCCGGAAGAAATCGTGGTCAAGTATGTTGCCACGTCAAGGCACTGCGAGCCCGAGAGCAGGCCCCAATATCCAGCGTCTTCAGTATCAGCCGATATTGAATCCCATCCGGTCGTTTTGAAAAGTGTCGGTAAAGCAATAACCGCATTTGTAGCCGCGTTTCCGCTCACAGAGGTTGAAAAATTATTTTTGTCCCAAGTGACATCCGTAGGGCTGCCATCCGGTGAAGAGTGAGACGCCCCCCCAAGGAGGTACGAAATATTATTTTTGACTGATGTATTCAACTGATGAGTCGGTACCCACCATTGAAAATTGTTCGTCACAGGATCAACAATGGTGTTATGGGAAAACCGTATCCCATCATAATCGGCAGCATCCTTTTCATTTCCGACGACTACCGAGTTAGTGACGTTGGCAATCATATTCCCATACCAACGGGATTTTTTTATAAAGCCATAGGCGAAATATGACTCGTCGTCTACCTTCAGGCCTTCGGCGGTTGAGGGCCAAGATGCTGACCGGTAGCCAATATTATACCGCCAGTCACAATCGTCCGCCTGAGACTGGTAGTAAAGAGTCGTGATACAATCTCTAACCACATTATACTCAACCGTTACATTCCGGGCTTTTTTGTAAACCCCAATGCCCTCGGCACTTTTATTGATCCTGTTGTAAGAGCACAAAACATTGTAGGTAGTATCGGCAGCATCGACGCCAGTAATCTCGATTCCGGCTCCCGCTCCTGATCCGCTGTATCGACAATCAAGCCCTATATTCCCATCAGCCGCACTCCCGCCAATTACCACGTCATGGCAACGAGCAACGACAATCGCCCCGGACATATACGGTCTGTGGATGTAACAGTTTTTTAGTGTGATGTAATTGGCGTACTGGAAAAGAACTCCATTGTACCCGCCATCTAAAATGGCCAAATCGCGTACGTCCACATAGGCATCTGTTTGAGATCCGAAAACAACGCTCACGAGTCCGAGATATGAGCCCGTCCCAGGTGCAACGTGATCGCCGTCAAGTATCGGTTTTGCTCCACCATTTAGCCCGAACTGGCCATCACCATAATACGCTCCGACTGTTACGTGGTCGCCTGAAGTGCCCGCCCAATTAACGAGAAGATATTGACCGGCTGGAACAGTTTGAGCGGTCCCGACCTTTAAATAAACATCATCGCCCGCTGCAAATGCGTGCCCATTAACCGAAGCTATCGCATTCCAAGGGCTTGCGTATGAGCCTGTTCCATTTGACACGGCATCAAGATCGACGTAGTGAGGCACACCGGCGAAAACGAATACCGGCCAAAAAAGAATTAAAGCTATGATGAAAAGTATTTTTTTCATTATTGCATTCCGTATATTTTAATTGCTAGATCGTCTTCAGCATCAATAAAAATCTGCCCGCCCGTACTATCATAATGATTTGCCACCCCAAGCAAAACAGCGTCCTTATTATTCTCATCATCGAATCCAAACCGAGGCCTTCCACTTGTCGCTGCTTCGGGCTGATCCCCAGGGTCGCCGTCGATGTCATATATAAATTTTATGTAGTATATACTTCCGCTTGTTCCGGTAATGGTCGTGAATGTCCATGGGCCGTTATAGGCATTGTCTGTTAAACCATTTGCCAAAATATAATTCGTGCTTGTCCCGAGATTTGTCCCGAGATCTCCGGCGTTGTCGGCGTAAACCCTCATGTAAACACGCTCACCAGCAGCGGGCGTTCCATCTGGGGTCATGTAATAGACATAAACTGAACAGATGTCGGTATCGTGCCCCAACTGAATTTTTCCCCCTGGTACTTCGTTAGAATAATCACCGATATAAAGATATCCGTCAGCCGTAAGCGCCGGGGCGTAATCGCTTTGGCAGGTAAGCGCCAGTCCTGCCACCCCGAAAACCTCATCCGGCGCCGTGACACCGAAAACATCTGCGGGATTTTCAACACCGAAAACATCACCAGCTTTGACCGTGGCTGGCACGACCAAAAGAAGTAAACATAAAAATAGTTGTATCATGGTGCCGGTACTCCTACGGTATCTAATGTCGGACTGAAAAAGATCGTATCTGCCGATAATGCTATTCCTAAGGGTTGAACCCTATCCCCCTCTGTAGATGGCGCAGTTTGTGTAAGTCCGGTCGTCGTAGTCGGGTCATCCCCGAGATAAACTTTCCCGCCGATTGTCCAGTTCCAGGCCGTCTCACAGATTTGGCCCTGAATCAAACAAAGCTTGCTTGCTCCGGTTCCGGCTGTAACTGCAAGGCAAACCGCAGGAGCCGCCCCAGAGGTCGCCACGTCTGCGTCCGCTTCGATCAATTCCCCGTCAGTATCTATGTGGTAAGCTTGCCCGAACAGCGTGTTTGACTGCCCGGCGTCAACCGTCATGGTGATTGTGTTCCCAGAGTAGGTTCCGTCTACGGTGAGGGGCGATCCGAAATCTCTGTGGGCGATTACAAGATCATATTCACCGGACGTTTTTAAATGCCATGCAAGATTTGAATAGTAAACCTCGATGGTGTCGGACGGAAGGAGCTTTACACTCTTATCGCGCGGAAGCTCCAAACTCGCGCTAAGATCTTCAAAAACATAGTAAACAGCCCCGGTATTAGTTATCACGATGCTTTTACCATCAGCCGCATTAGTTTCGCTGATCGTAAGGACATCGCCATCACTCCCACCTGAGATTTCAACGTAGTCCACCCAAACGCTTGCCGGATGTTCTATATCATCTGGATTGCTTGCAACCGTAAATTCTCTTTGGGGGTACTCGCTGTCCATCCGCGCACCGGCTGCTGTGACATTCGCGGCATCGGTAACGTCCGCGCCAGCCTCGATGCCGTCGAGTTTCGTCTTGTCGCCATCGACAAAGGCGCCCTCAGAAAGAATCGGCTGGAATACCGAATTGGCCTCAATGTAGGCAATAAAATCGGCAACCGTCTGCTTCACTGTTGTCTTGTCGCCAGAAGGGTCATCTTCAAATAACATCAGTGACGTTCCGGCAAGCGTTCCGGTAGGCATTTGATCGAGCTTATATTTGATGGTCGTTTCGGCCCGCGCTTCGATCGTGACCAAGATGAAGATGGCGCACAAGATCGCACCCAATAGCCATCCAATTATGGCGTATTTCATTAGGTAGATTCGTTTCATCATGGCACCTTTCCGATAGCTGTATTAATGGTTTCAAGAAAAGCCTGGTTGTCGGACTTTACCCCCTCTATCAGCGCCGTCACGCTTCCATCGGCGTTCGGCCTAACAGTGGCCTTAGTCAGTTGAAGCCCTGAGATTCTGCGGGTGTATTCCATTTTGAAGGTTTTTGTCCCATCCGTAGCTTCGAGGCGAAGTGTGGAGCACCCGGACAAGAAAAGAATCATTACCGCTATGGCTATTCGTTTCATTTCCAATCCTCCATTTCAACCGTTTTCCCGGCTAACTCGTGAGTGCAATCCGAAAGGTATTCGATCTTGCCTTGTTTAATAAAAAGATGGCATCTCGTTCCATCAGTTTCCCATGGCTGATGGTTCAGGAGACTCGGCGTAACAGTCGGAGAGTCATCCGGGCCGGTTATTTTCCACCGGCTATCGATGGCATGTAGAAACCCGCATCCAGGACAATGGAATATTCTAAGTCCGTTCGTGTCGGTTCCTATTTTCATACTGGCACCTTTTCCATGATCACAACTGAATGCATTTCCCATCCGCACCCAGAAGTTTGGCACCATTCGCCATCAGTTGACCCAAGTGGATATTTATCAGTCCGATTGAATTTTTTGCAGTTCGGGCACCATCGGCCTTGTACTTCGACCGTTTCAACTGTTAAGCTTTCCTGAACAGGCGGATCTTCTGGCACATGGGATTGTTTCAGTTCGAGCTTTGGACAGACACATTCGTCAATAGGATTCTGGCACAACGGGCAGTCCGTGAACTCCGATTCGTCCATGTCGGTAAAGCCGCCAAACTCTTCGCTCGGCTCAGGCGTCAAGGCATTCGCCTTTATTAAACGATCTGCATTTACCAATTCATCAAGCGTGTTAAAGCCTATAAAATATTTCATTTCAGTTGCTCCTTAACATACCGTTTGTGGTAGCTTCCTTTACCGCCAAGGCATACACCCCAGTACATAGGGTTTCTTATCCAACATGATTTGCCCCTGGAAAGCATGGCCTCTTTGAATACAGCGTTTGCCTGTGCCATAGTTACACAAGGCTTTGAATCTATTCGATATAAAAAGTCATGCAGCACCCCCTCTCTGTGTGCTTTTCCGCCCCAAAACCGATAGGCTATCGGCACCCTCGGGACACTGGCAAGATCGGTGTAGAAGAACGTAGGGACTTCGATAACACAATCAAGAATTGCAGAGTAATACCCAAGGGGCGCAAGCGTCAACCATATCTCGTCGCTATAATCTGTAAGGCGGATATCGAAAGTCGTAAAGAACCCTGCGACTCGTTTTTCTCCCTTAGTATCTGCGTTACCGGCAATCATTTATCCGTACCCCTGGCCCGGTTAAGTGCCAAAGTGCAAACGGCAGTCAACGTCATCACGCCCTCTTCTTTAAGCCCAAGGGAGATAAAGGAAATTCCTATTGCTGTAGCAACCGCAAGATAGAAAACCCTCTGCCCCTCGGCAGCGAGAAACCGCTTTATCAGTGGTCTGAATATCTGCTTGTCTGTGTCCACTGCCTTACTCCTTAATTATGATGGCCCTAATCCCGAGCCCGACCGCTGTGATCAGGCCAGACGCAAGCGCCACGAACAGAAACACAGCTATAGCCCCGCCCACCTTCTCACCGCAGCGCCTTATTGAAATCATCATCGTGGCGGCCCTCGAAAATATTTCAATCCCCTTGTTCAGGTTTCCGTCCCCGAGATCCTTCACCCGCCCGAAGAAATGACCCATTTCCATTTGTGCTTCATGATTCAATCCGCATTCGCAATTTGTATGCAATTCAGATTTAATCGCCGCGACTATTTCTCTTATGTCTTCTGGTGATAGTGCCATCAGATACCCTCCAAAAGTCTGTCCAACATCAGGACCCGGTTTACCCATCCGCCAAAGAATTGCTTATATTTTTTCTCGTTTTTATCCACCAGCGATTTATAAAAATGCTGTCGCTCAATCAGCATCACAGGCAAAACCTCATCTTCACCAGCCACAACCAGCGCCGACAGGGTGTGGCTCCCCATAACGCCATCCACCGCCAAACCGCCCACAATGCGATTTGCGGCCCTTTGGACAATACATGCACACTCAGGCGCTCCAACATTCACGGCCGTATCCATACAGGCCATACGGAGCTTGTCAGATAGTTTTTCAAGGCCCATCGGGATGAAGATGTGGCCAGTGAAAAGCTGCCATGCCATTGACTGAGATACCAATAGGATATCATCGGCATCCACATCGCCATCGCCGTCCAGGTCACCGGCCAAGTCCGGAATCGATCGGAGCCAGCGGAGAGAGACGCCCCATCCTGTTGCGCCAGCGTGATCAATTGCGAACTTATCCTCGCGCTTCATTATGAACTTTCTGATCGGTTCTTCGTTCATTTAAAACTCCATCTTCTGGATGAATGTTAGGGCATAATAACTCGGCGCATGCGTTGTCTCGTTGGTATCAACTGTGTGGTTGTGCGTGTTCGTGTAAGTATGATGGTAGCCAGAAGTCAAATATTTTGCGTTTGTAATAAGTTCCGCAGTGTGACCGTGAATATTTGCTGCATTATCAACAGAAAAATCGGTAAACACTTTATTTGCCACGTTGTAAGAATTCCCGGCCTCCGTTTCATCGCCGAGCTTCAGGAAGTAATCAACCAAGTTTACAGTTCCGTTTTCTCCGTTTGCCAGTGCGAACGTCGGCGGCGGAGTGCTTCCCTGCCACATACCAATGATTCCGTTTGATCCGTAGAAGGCGCTTGATCCGGCCCAAGCTGCAAGGAATGTCGCCTTTAATGTTTCTTCATTTACCGTCGGCGTAAATCCGTGCTGATGGTGTATCCCTGATTCAGGAGAATACGTCCACCCGCTTAACGCTCCGGAATTGTCGTAATAATCCCCCATGTTGTTTTCGTGGTCATGGCCGTCTATCAAGTTGTCATCTGAGCAGGCGGCGCTTGAATATGCGCCCCCACCAGCGTCCAAAGAGTTAGCCGCCTTGAAAAGCTTGTTTACTTCATGGACCCTTGAAAGACCGGATACCGGCATCACATTTCCGCCGGTTAGTACTATCGAATCAGCGGGGAAAACGCTCAGATTCCGAGTGGCAATGATCAATTTAAGTTGCTGAAAAGCTCTTTCGTAGTTGCACGTTAATTGATGGTAGTGGAGTCCAGCTGAGACAGACCCTCCACCGCCTACGCTTTTTCTGCCATACGGGACAAGAGTCGCACCCCCTAAAGTAATAAAGTTTATACTATCTCCAGTGTGCGCCCCGTCCATGTTTGCCGCTTGGACTACCGCAGCGTATTGTGTCCCGCCGGTAGCCCCGACAGAATAAGTCCCGCCTGCCCCGATAATCTGCCTGCCATCGGCAAGGGTGAAGTCGTTCCAGTATTCGAAAGCTGAAAGGGAATTCGCCAGGGTTATAAACCCTTCCGGGATCATGGAGCGCCTTCTTCCTGCTGCTTTTAAATAGTCCATTAAGCACCTGCCAGTTGCCGCCAGTATTCAACGATTACGCTGATAACTCCGACCTCCTGAGCGTAAGTATCGGATGCGTGGTCATGCTGCCGGTCAACATTCAGTCCGGCAAGCTCCCCGGCCGCAAGGTCCGTTATGGTGAGCGTGCCACTCCAATCGGTTAAAAACGTATCGTACTGCGCGTCTGTTCGCCCGGTGATGGTCGATACCGCGGCTGCTCCGAAAGTCACGTCTATGCCATCACCATTCCCGGACGATGCACCCCGCAACCTGAATGCAAGCCCTTCGCCACTCGGCCCGGTTGCTGAGGTGACAAGGCACCTGACTCGGAATCTGACAACTCCTGCCGCATAAAGGTCTTGCTTCGTGAGCCATGGTATATTTCGATCTTGAGTTGCAGACCCTGAAAAGTTTGCAGCCCGCATTTTCCCGTTTCCATCCTCGTAAGGAAGCGGCTGTCCTGCAGTTGCCGTTACCCCCTCTTCCGTCCACTCGATGGGTATTTCATCATAATCTTTAACCAACCGGATCTTGGCCGCGTCCACCTCGAAAAGAAGATTCTCGTTCCCGCCCGGGTTCTGAACGGTTTTTGTGATGTAGGCGCTTACCGTCGCCTTGTCGGTGAGATTGCCGACGGTCGTATCATTCGCAGTTGCTTTTACCCCGGACCCAGAAACGAGAGCGCCGACCGTTCCGACCAGAGTTTCAACTGCGGTATCGATTAAAGCCGAGTTTGCCCGCCATGTTTCAAGCGCTGCCCGCGCATCTTCTTCGAAGTCGGCTGAAAGTGCTGCTGGAAACTGAGGCCATGTATAGATTCCCATTTAAACCGCCTCTTCAATCTGGAAGGTGACTTCCGTGTTTATGCGATGGTTATGCCCACCCGACGGCGGGGAAGAAAAGAACCCGTAAACCGCCCATTCCCGATCATCGATATCGTCAATCAAAAGGATTGCAACCGGGTCCGGTCCGGCCTGGTCGTACACGTCCATGAAATAGTAAAACTCGGTAGCTCTGGTAACTTGCATTTTCCCGGAAAATGTTCTGACGATATTTCTTTTCCTGGTGTACCGAGCCCCGTTATTGAGCTGCTTGACAATGGAATAGTCTTTCCTGCCTTCAACGATACCGTATGCCGGTTGCGGAAGAGACAGTCCAGGGCCGGCCCTGAAAACCCCAGCCCTCAAAATAACCCCCGCAGGAGCTGCCATTTCAATTGTGGCCGTACATGCCGTTGATTGATAGGGATAGTCCATCCAGAATTGACGGTAGACCTCCGGGTCATCCGTAATGAGCTTTGCGTATGTGTCGATCACCCGGAGATCGAACGCTTCGGTGTCTTGAACCGCGGCAACAGTTTCGGTACCGGCAAAGGTTTCAGCCGCATAGGTGGCAGTGATTATAATCGAGTTGGCCGTGGTATCGGCGTGAACCGTTTCAACTCCGTCATAATTCGTTGTTCCGTTTATCAGGACAGACGCCCCGGGGGAGTACCCGTGCCCGGTGCATGGAATGCCAACCAGCCCGCCGCCCTCATTTGTTGCCGCCGCCGCGTCAAGCACCTGTTCGTCGGCATCAGCGGTAATGGTGCAGGTCACGTCATCGGCATTCGTTGAAAAGCATGCAAGGGCACTGCTTCCGGCGCCGATCTTTAGCCGATTAGTCGCCGCATTCGTCGCAACCGGCCTCCACCAGTTCCTCGGGTGCGAACCAAACAGGTTCGCCAGCGGGAAATTAGGATCTTCAGATGTCGTGGTTGACCCTGTAACGGTTTGTCTTTCCGGGTTGATTATTTTCATGATACGTCAAGTCCAGCCCCGCCAAAAAGATCAAGTATTCCAAGCCCGGCCCCAAGCAGTTCATCAACAGCCGTCACCATGGCGCCCTCCCCCTCTATCGTGATTTCTTCATTGTCGAAGTCGTACCGGATCGACCGCGCCCGGATATAGGCACTGGTTTTCTGCCCCATGGATTCATCCAGCCAAGAGATTTTCTTTCCCGGCATCGGGAGGCTTCCGATAAGCGGCATTTTCAGGTAACAATACGGCATGTGGTAAATGGTCGAGATGGCTTCAAGCTGTGTGTCGATGTCCGCCATGGTGCCGGTGTACGGATCTATGCTTTCGTCTTTTCCGTATGGGTAAGCCGATTCCTGATAGGTGTCGTTCCCAATGTCTTTGACGTACTGACCAATGGTTTCAGATACCGATTCCCGGGTGATCCACTTGCTTCTGAAGATGGATACCGGCGGCCGGTCGTGATATGGCCCATCGAAATATTCAAATTCAGTAATGGTATCGGTCCCGTTATCTTCACCCATTCCGACCAGATAAAGAGTCGATCCGGAGATGAAAAACAGGTGCCCGAAGAAAGCGCAGATATCAGAGAGGAAATCCACAAGCTTCTTTTGACTGGCCGCCCAATGTGAAATGTTCGGGATCGTTGCCGTCCAAAGGGCAGTGTCTGAGGTTAGGTCCAGGTAACTTGCGCCACATGCCCAATCGATCAACTCGGCCAATGTTGTATCCTGCCCGGTCCCGGAAATTGAAACCTCCCCGGTGGGTACCGCGGATAAAGAAAAAGTGCCGTTCCCGTTGTCGGTCACGTTTCCAGAAATGGGCACTCCATCGTCATAAACGCCCCAATACCCTGTTTTATAGGCATGGCCGGTACTGTTAGCCACAAAGGCCAAGGACGCCTTATCGAAAGTCGTGGTATTGATCAGGGTTATTGCCGACGTGTCCCAAGCGTTCCGGGCCGCGTCTTCAGTCGTTACGACGTCGGCATTTGAAAACCCATGTGCAGCCCCGGTCGTAAACCGGCACTTCCCGGATCCGTTATCAGCAATCACAGTGATATTCTTTGCCAGCGTCCCAGTGATGCTGCCCTTGTGATATGTCGGGTATCCGCCGGCGTCCGGCAACCTGACGGGCTGTTCGTAAGACACAAGGCCTATGGCCATCGGTAGGGCAACGATATTCCCGTTGTAATCTTCTGCCTCCGCAAGCAGGTCAACATCATATTCAATGCCATACAGATCATAAATAATGGTTTCCTTTGTGACCTCGCTTCGGTGAGCCGTCCCGGTGAAGAGCGTTTCCGTGGTCGAATCATCCGTAGCCGTGTACTTTGCGGTGATCGGAAAATTGATCGGCGGATACCACTCATCCGCGAACAGGTCCGGCGAAAGCTCTATGGATCCAAAAGACATCTTGCAGAATCCCCCATATGCTTTTGCCATACGGTATTGAGGCGCCGTGAATGAAACAACATACGGTTTCCAATTATAGGTCCACTCCAAGGCATCGTCCGGGTCATTGCCTTCGAGTGAGCATCGGTAAACCGTGCTGTTTATGGTGGCTTCAATCAAGATCATGAGTAAAGCGGCACCCCCGTCACCGAGTCGCCCCGGTTATCTCGCTGGACATCGATGCTGTCGGCGATATGCGCCATGGCATCCCCCCACTTCCCGCCGTCCAGGTTGACCGTCGTGCTCATCGGTTTCGCAAGAAGTTGTTTCAGCAAATTGTTTTGCTCTTTGGCCTCCGCGAGCTGTTCGACCAAAGTTTTATCAATGCCTTCAAGGGTCAAATCGATATCGCCCAGGCTGATCTCGTTCAACTCCAAAGAATCAAGCTGATCTTCGCTCCATCCTTCGATCATGCTGAGGACGTCGCCGATCCCGGACAGGTCGACATGAACTTCGGAGGCCATGCTGCTTACTGCTTCCGTGGTCCTGGCAATGTGTTCGATAAATCCGCCGGACTCTGCACGGCTTTTGATCATATCGATGTCGGCCAATGTTGAGGCGTAAATTGATTGATACTGCCCGCTGCTCTTATATTTGTCCTGTGCCGATTGGAGGTATGTCGACGTGAACGAAAGAAATTCATCAACAGCCGACGTATCGCCGCCCATGGCTTTCTGGAAAAGGCCTGTGTAATCCGACGATGCACTTGCATATTTCTGCCCTGGCAAGGACACGTTCAGGTTCCCATACGTCAGCCCGCGAACCGTGGCGTCGATAGACTTCATCACTTCGCTGGTATGGTCAACCACTTCGGTCCAGGATTGCGCGGCCTGGTTCGATGCCTGAGCCGCGTTGGTGGCTTCTGAAATCGCCGCGGTAATCCATGATCCGGTGAGATCGGCAACTTTTTCCAAGTCATCCATCGTGACAACCGTCTGCCCCTGGATGTCTCTGATCTTGCCCATGTACCAGTCTGATTCCTGCCCGCCGCCGATGGAGAATTGCTTATATGCAAGCTGATCGTTAAAGCCTACGAAGCTTGTCCGGACCCCGGCCGCACGGGTATAGTATTCAAGCCGCCGGGCAAGGGCTTCGTTGGCTTCGGTTGCTTTTTCAGTTGCGAGTGTGGCCGCTGCTTCAGCCGCCGTTTGTTCGATAATCGAATCAGTGGTGGCTTTAATCGATGTATCCCATGCGTCCATGAACCTGATATACTCATCGGACCCTTCGACCATGCCCTTATCCTTCAAGGTCTCAAGCAGCCCTTCGAACTTATCGTTGACCGGCCAAAGTGCTTTTTCAAGGTCGGTTGCAGTTCCGGTTATGTCGGAAAGATACCGGTCAATGCCTCCAAAGATATCGGCGCGTTCACCAGCGAACTTTTCGGTTGTCGCTGCTATCGCTGCTGCTTCACGGTCGCGGATATCCGCAAGAGCGCTTTCACTTATACCAAGGGAGCCGGCTGTTTCGTATGCAACCTTGGTTATATCCGAAATGCGTTTAAGCGTTGATTCGTAGGTTGTTAAAGGATCGCTTATAAACTGGTCAAGGCCGGTGTTCATGGTTGAAAGTGTTTCGGTCCATTTTGTTTGAATATCCCCGAGAACCGATAAAAACGTACTCGCATGAGTAAGATAAGTTTCATTTGAAATACCATCAGCCATATCGAAACGGCCCTCGCCGGCCGACTGAAAAGCCGTTGCGGGCCAACTATTGAACAGATACGAATTCGGTGAAAGCATTGACAAGTCAAGGCCGGAGAGGTAATTTGTAATTGTCGGAACAACCTCCGTGTATACGCCGGCCAGAGAACTTTTAACCTGATTTGTTATGGCATTACTGATAACATTCGCGCTGGCCTCAAAGTCGGCATCACTGTTGAAATTGAAAGTTTTACCGGTCAGGTCAACGGTTACGTTGGCCTTGTCTACTGCCGATTTAAATAAATCCTGCATCCATGACGGCAGTCCTTTCGTGGGGTCGAGTATCGCTGCAATACCGGCATTAAAGGCCCCGTCCATGATCCATTCGGCGCCATATCCTTTTTGATCTGCCCATCCGCCCTGCTGATCGTGCCACTCGCCCATCTGATCCCAGGGTTTAGTCGCGTTGGCCTGCCACGAGTAGGAAGATAATGGGCCCATCCTGTAATCTTTGCCGCCAAGCCCCAAAGACGTGCCAAGCCATTGTCCGACAGCGAATCCTGCACCGACAACAGGCAAAGCGCTCGCTATTTTATCGCCCCAGTTTGTAGATCCTCCGCCTGAAGACCCGGTCCACTCGCCTATTTTCATAGCCGTCTGCTTTGCGGCTATCTCCACAAGCGCCGATATTGCGTAATCTTTTATTTTGTCCCATACGTCTTCGAACGTCCGGAGTTGCCCGCTGGCAATGTCCCGGTAAAAATCGCCGGTGATATCCTGGATGTTATCGAGGAACTTACGTTCCCTGTCTTCCCTGTCCCTGAGTACTTTTTCTTGAGCTTTTTTTATGACATCATTTATATCTTTGGCCAGGTCTGATTCGGCCTTCAACCGTTCTTTTGTGGCCGCTACCGCATTTCTGGTTGCAATCTGCGTTCCTTCGGAAACTGCTTCGACGTAATCAACGCGCCATGTTTGATAGAAGGTGTCACGCATCGAGGTTGAGAATTCGCTTCCTGGCCCTGAATATGCCTCAAGCGCCGCCGATATCCCAAAATCGCCCTCCGGCGTCAGGTTGCCAATGCCGAGGTTGCCGGATAGGTCGACACGACTTATCTGATCGAGCTCCATCCTGAAATTGTTAAGCGAATCAATCCCGGACTCATACTGTTCTTTCGTTTCTCCTACTACCTTTTTATGCTCCTCAAGTTTTGCCGTTGCGTTTGCCGTTGATGCCGTCAGATCATCGAGGCTTGATTGTGCTAAGATGTGGTTATCAACTGCGGCCAAAGCCCATTCAGCCGCCTTTTCTTTCATGTTTTCATAATCTTCGGCGTACTGTTCAGCGTTTTTCCTGTGTTCCTTCTCCTCTTCACCCATGGTAAAAAACGCCCTGGTCAACTCATACCCTTGCATGAGCTTATAGAAACCAGCTCCGACCATAATTGCGCTGGCCGCAATTTCTTGAAACCTTGCCGTTATCTCAGCACCTATCTGCAGAAATCCGGACCCCATCATTAGTTTTAGGTCTGCCCATTGGGTATGGAGTTTTTCTATTTTGTCGGAAAGGGATTTGACAGATCCTTCCATCTGAGCATTTATTTCAGCGGTCTTCTCCATCACGATATTGTAAAGGGCTTGCTGCTTATCGACTTCTGACATCTGGGAATACAGATGGCCATATCGTTCTTCTAAGTCGATAACGCCAACGGCAAGTTTTATACTTTTCGCCTTGCCGGTTTCCATGGCCTCGTTCAGAGATTTAAATGATTCATCGGCCGTTTTCCCCATGACATCGCTCAAGGTTCCGGCTGCTTCGGCAAGGCCGATGATTTGATCCGGGCTAAGGCCTTTTGCCATAGATGATGCTGCGCTTTCGGCGGCGGTGGCCATTGTCACAAGGCCGTCTGATGCCTCTCTTACGCTACTGATTATGGATTTGGCCGATGTGCCGTATTTCTGGGCGAGGGTGTCAAGGAGTTGCGCTTGCTCTATGTATGACGCCGACGCTTCGGCCATGGCAAAGCCTTTTGACAAAACACGGTATGAAGCATAAATCGCCGCCGATGTTGCGAGCCAGTTACTTTTAAAGGATGAGAGCATAGAAGTCCGCGCCCCGAATTGCTCCGCGTCGATGCGCTTCAACTGATCGGCTTTCGCTCTTTCGGCTCGGATGATGTCTTGTGCTGAGGTTTTTGCGTCGTTGGTGATTCTGGTGTAGGCGTTGCTGATCTTGGCTCTCATTAAATCGAATTCGGCCGCTGATCTTATGCCCAGATCCTTGTAACTCTTCTCTATGTTCAACGTCGTAGATGTGGCGTCTTTCAACAGCCGCTTTTGGGAAGCAGTATATGGCGTAAAATCTAAATCGATTTCACAATAAATACGCGATATTGGTGCTCCAGACATCATTCCACCATAAAGTTATTCAAGCGTTCGATGAGGCATTCCATATTTTTAAACTCGTAATCCCAGATTACGAGAGTGCCATACCCAAATGGTTTGAATTCATTGATTCTGTCTTGTGGGTCGTCGCCCTGGTGCCAGTGAAAACCATAGACCTCTATAATTTTCTTCTTGCCGTTACAGTTGACAAAATCAGGATTTTTACCGTTTATTACGAAACTATAATCGCCAGTATATTTCCATTCTGCTGGGAAGAGGGTGTCTAATATTTTGAGCATTCTTTTTTCAAGTTTATTCGGCTTCCGGTTCCACGCTTTCCTTATTTTTTCAACATATTCTGAGTCAAGATATCTTCGCTTGATCACCTTAGAGAGCAGCGCTTTTGTTTTCTCAGACGCTTTGCCGCCGGTCTTTGCTTTAGACATTTTCTTTCTTGATTCAAGCGAAACGGTTTTCCCTCTATTTCCATCACCTATTTTTCTATGCCAATCAGTGCGCTCGTCTTTGCTTTTTTTAGCCCAGACTTCTCTGCTCTTTATGCTTATTTTCTTTTTATGAGCCTCAGTTAGTTTTTTACCTTTATGCGATATGCTCATTTTCAATATTGATTCAGGAGAAGCCTTTTTACCTTTTCTGCCCGATGGCTGGCCCAGGTGCGACACGCTCAATTTCTTGCGCGTCTCATCAGAATGCTTCCTGCCTTCCATCGGATGATTCATCCTTGAATTATGGCCGACAAGATAGACACGCCCATGACTCGCCATTTCGCCGCACCCGCATCCACACAAAACTGCCGGCGGCCTTTGTTTTTTGAACTTTTCATTTATTTTGGCCATCCGCTGTTTGAATTCAGGATTTGACCATCTTTTCTTTGCGGCAGTTGCCCTTTTCGCCCTCGTGCTTTCAGAACATTTCCTGCCAAAACGAGAACATCCACAACTTATTGTCGGTGTGCTTTTCGATCTTAAAGATCCGCCACGAATCAGCTTTTGTTTCCCGCAATCGCATTGACAAAGCCAAAGCGAATCACCGAATCTATCACGGCCTTGCTGCTCGATAACAACCAGTCGCCCGTATCGTTCACCAACAAGATTCAGTGCGCCGCCTGACATTTACTTACCCTCCAAGATGGCATTGACTTCCGATCTTGTTGCCTCAACAGCGGGCCGCATGAACGGGGTGAAAAACTCCACGATTGCAGCATAAAATGCTTTAAAACTACCGGAATAGACCCTTACTCCACCAAGGTCTTGAATCGCTGTTCCGGTAAAACCAGCTTCTTTTTTCTCAACCACGCGAACGGTTTTTTTCAGCGCCCCGGCTTCCAGCTTCGTCCATTCCTGCCCGGCATACCGACCTGTTTTATACATGGGGTGTTCACGGGTGCCTACCGGGCATCTCCGGCGCACTTCATTGGCGAGAACGTGAGCAGCCTTCCGCGCCCGCCTCCGGCTCTCAGTCACAACCTGCTGGTTGGCAGGCCCCCAATTAACGTTTTCAATCCTCATTTCTTTTCCCGAAGTCTTTCAATCCACCATTTGCCGAGCGTCCGGACTTTCTCGAAGCAGTCCACCCGGTTCTTGATCCGGTAGAGCCTCATGGCATCATGTATGGCCGACTGCATGATTGCCACCGGGCTGCCCATGGCGCTCATAATCAACTGATCTCGCACAACAAAAAACACCCGGATTGCGTCCATGTTTTCTTTCATCGATTTTATTTTGCATGTTTCGCATGGAGGCTCCTCGGGTGGTTTTCGGTTCGCTCTCATCCGCTTGCATCCTTCACAAGTCGGCTGATACTCAATCATCCATTCGGCGGCCTCTATGAGGTTTTTTTTTCCTCTTCCGCTTTTTCGACCTCGATCCCTCGGAGGATTTTGATCGCCCTTCCGATGAATCGGTCAATTGCCGGGTGAACAGCCATGGCAAGCCGGGTTTTCTCGTTACACTCAATCACCTTTTTTGCCATGTCCTGAAACCCTGAGAACTCCGGAAGCATGTAGAGGTTCAACTCATCTTCTTCCGCCTGCCGTTCTTTCTGATTTGGTTCCCGAATTTTGGAGATGATTTCCATCTTGTTAGTTTTCGGGTTCCTCACCAGCTTTTCAACGGTCCCACGGCGCTCAAGTTGCTTCCGAACGCAAGGGAGAGGGTCGCGGATCTTCAGTTGTGGCCCGGCACCGGATTCAAAGCTGGCCGGCTTGGCAAAAACCCATTCGTCTTTTTCCTGATCATACTTAGACTCAAGAAAATCGAACCACACGCCATCATCTTGAGCCGTCAAATCAATTTCAAACATAAAGCCTCCTGGCCTGTTGATTGTTTAAATCGTTACCGGGTGGTTATCAGGTTCCGGTGCCGACCTGCTGCATACCAGTGGTGCAAACCTGGAATTCAAAGCTCGTTTTGCCGTAACCACTTCTCGGCAACGTGACCGAATTGGCCTTGGTGCACAGGATGTATCCGCCCGGGGTGACCCTCCAGAATGTGGACGGAGCGGCATAAAGGTAGATATTTGTCAAGTGCGTCCCAGCCGCGCATGCGGTCACAAGCGCCCGTTGACCGTTGGTATCGTTCGGGTCATAATTGCCGCTGCATGTGATCGTGCCCGGCTCAGATGTTCCAGTGACATCATAAGTCGAATACGTGTCACCGAAAGCATCATCTTTCCGGACCGTGCCCATGGATAACCCGCTCATGGACCATTCCGTAATCTCGGCAACCACTACGCTGCCGTACATCAGTTTTGCCGACTTCCCCGTCAATGCGGACATTTTCGTTTCCTCCCAATTGCTGTTTCTGTTTTTGGTTGCCGGGGTAATAAAAAAGGGGCATGTGTGATGGTGTGGCACCACACTGCCCCTTTACTTATTCTTGCGCCGTGTTCAGGTGATCAGCCGTCGCACGGACCCCGGTATATGTTGCTCTTCTTTATTCCGCTGAGGTCATAAAAGCCCTAAGTGACTGGTCCCTTTCGTCAATGTCTTCAGATGCTCCAATTGCCGTTGAATCAACCCGGTAAAGTTTTGAGAACCGGTCCCAAAGCATTTTGTAATTCTTCTTGAATAAATCATCCGGCTCCCATGTAAACGGCCTCATGCAATAGTGTTCTGTAGGGGCGTTTATTACCCAGGCAGAACCGCCCACCTCCCAGGCCTGAAGCACACAAAGAGTGCCATAAAGGTCAAACCCTTCCATCCGTTCATCAAACCTGAAGCCTGATTTCAGGTTGACAATAATGCAGCATTCATCAAAGCAGCAAACAGGATGCGGGAAGTTGTGAATATGGGTCGTGTTGAAATGTTGCGGGATTCTCATGTCCCGGAAAACTCCGCATATCCGGCCATCCGAGTCCTTGCCTATAATGCCGGCAACAATCCAATCATCGGGCAGTTTCGAAAGCTGGTCCTTGACCTGATCTATCCACCCGGATCGGTAATACATATCCTGGTGGGAAAGAATGGCGATGTTTGCGCCAGTCGCCTCTATCCGATCCAGGAGCATGTTTAATGCCGGTGTAGCGCTTTTGGGGTTTTTGACAAATTCAATATCCCCGGCGATTGCGCTCTGCTGAAAAACCATGTTGAATCGTTGGATGTTGTTTATCAGAACACCCCAGCCGAATTTGAAATCCTGCTTCTGTTTTATCGGCTCAAGATATTTGGCAACGATCTTTGCGGCATCGTGATTTTCCTTCACGTAGTTGTAGAGGAATTCAGCATGGTTCGGATCGTACTTTTCTATTTCAGACTCGATCCATTCCCGGGTTACCGGGATTTTGAAGCGCCGGCCGCTGAAATTGTTCCTGGCAATCTCTCCGATAAGCTCCGGCGTGGCATACCCGTCACCAAGAGCGGCCGCGCCTGTCAACTCAAGATTATATTGCCGCACATCTGCAATAATGACCGGCTTCCCCTGCGCCATGGATTCGATAGCACCCCTGCCTACCGTGATACAAAGATCCGCCCATGAGATTTGATCTTCAATCGGCTTGCCTATGTCGGATACCCGAACATCGTACTTTTCAGAAAGAAACGAAAAAGAATCTTCGGTAACAATAGCGCTTTTCCGGATAACCAATATCTTTCGAAGCTTTTCGCCGTGTGGTGCTTCCAGTGACATCATTTCAACCGGCTGACCGATAACCTCCGAGTCAATCCCGCGCATGAGGTTGTCTTTCCGGACCTCTTCGGAAACGCTGATGTACCGATCGGCGCCGTAATCAAAATGCTCATCCCCTACAATTCCGTGGGAGATGCAAACCTTCGGCGCCGGGTTTTCTTTTATCTGTTTCAAAATTTCATGGTGGCTGCAAATGATCAGGTCAAATGATTCTTTGACGACATCGGCCGGCTGATTGCTCAAGACGACCTCGTGACCAATGGCCGCAAGTGTTTTCCCAACGGTATGAAAAAACCGGCTTGATCCGCCTTCGTGTGCACTTCCTGATATATATTTTGCGGTGATGAGTATCTTCATAATCCCCTGTCTTCCGCTGTTAAGTCCCAATCTTCCATGGCCTGCATCGCTTCATCAGGCGTCCGTATACCGGCTTTCGAAAACATACGGTCGTCTGATCCGAACACTTGAGGGAGTTCCATCCACCTGTAGGCAATCCACTCCTTCCGGGTTATGGTCGAAAGCTCTTTTATTTCTTCGCTCATAATTTCACCGAAACCCTGTAATCCGAATGACAGGCCCAGGCCTTTTGCGTTCCGGCCGGTGTCGTATGTTCTTCGGTTGACGGCCCAACGGTATTCTGCCAACCCATATAAAGCAGTGTGAGCCCGGTTATTGTCAATGAGCATTCATCAAAAAGCGTTTTCAAATATTCGGTAATCGTTTTGATCTCAGTCGATCCGGATGCCGTAGAAAACATGGAGAATTGAACCAGATAGTCTTCATGCTTTCCGGCGAACACATAATCCGGGGTGCTCGAAACAATCTTGTAAATGGCGTATGGATAATCAGCCCCTTCCGGCGCCTCATCCTCAAAAAACCTCCCCCCGATAGCCGTGCTGAAGCTCGATCCGGATATCTTGCTGTATATGGCTTTTGATAGCTCGATCATTTCGATTCTTCCGCGGTCAAATCCAAATATCTTTCCCCCGGCCCCTTGTTGGCCTCAATCGGCGGTCCTATGATCGCCATGTACCGGTTACCGTGCTTAATCCGCATGTGCCCGGTAACCCCCGAGATGTACCTGATCCGCCAGTTATGCGTAAGCTTCCCGGTGGTCTTCATCGATTCGATGGCCTCATTGCTTCGGAACGGGGTATCTTTCGCCCATACGGTTTTCCAATCGGCCCAAACAACCGTAAAATTCCCCATCCCGTCCGGGGTTCTGGTAACGTGCTGAAGCGTAATCCGCTTATCGAATATTTCAGGTCCTGGTGTCATTTTTATTTCCTTACGCCCCTACAGTTGATCCGTCCGAAACCCATGTAAATTCGCCAACCGGGAAATGTGCATGGCAACCGCAGCAAAACGTACCTGAATAAAATGATGGATCTCGCGCGTAAGTTTCAGCGAGTGCAGGCCCCATTTTCGTTACCGTTCCGCATGTGATGTGTCGATAACTTGAACGAACTGGCCGCACATAACCCTTAGCCCTTTCAGCTTCAGAAAGAACAACATATCCTTTTTGCATCCCGGTTTTAGGGTCTATTTCCCTATGGTCGGAGGTCACTTCGCTACCATCGGTTAATGTTGTTTCAGGCTTGGTCATTTTTTTATTTCCTCTCCAACCTTAAATTGAAAACATGCCTCATCATACGGAAACAGCATCGATCGAAAAAAGCCCTCAATATCGTGAAGCATGGATATCAAAAATTCAAACGGATACCATTTCGCGCAACACAGGAAATCAGGATCGTTTGGGGCCATCCATACCGGTATGCAATAATATGATCCGTGATGCGTCATCCCTGAATAAATGGCCTGCTTTTTTGTCATGTAGCCAAGCATCATTGCCCCGCTAATTTACTAAAAACCTTTTTGGCCGATTCTCTTCTTTTCAAAAACTCCGGGTTTTCAGGATCATTGTTCCATCCAATATATTCCTTCGGGTTTTTGGATAAGGCGTTTTTCATGCGCCTAAACTGTTCGGCGTGTTGCCAAACTGCGCTGCATGTCAATATCCGCTTCTTGTTATTTTGCTCTGCCTCAGCAAGCCTTGTGAGTGCTATCGAATCGAAGGCCATGAGCGCATCCATCGCACATACCGCATACTTGAGATCGTCGTAATCTGGCTTGCCGCCATCTCTCGTAAGCTCTATTATTTCGCCGAGTGTCATCATTAAAACTCATCCCACAATATGTAAGAAGCGGTTTTCTTCTCTATCAACATGCCCAACACATCATGCCGGCTACCATTGTAAAAATCATCCTGAGCGGCAAATTTGACGGCCTGCTTCAGTTCCCGCGGCACACTTGCCGCCGCCGTCCACCCGCAAGTAAACCTGATCTTGATCGGGTTCGACGGGTAAAGGGTTCCGATCGGCCACGATCCGCCGTAAGGCAACACGATCTTCCCGCACTGCTCGCCGTTGGTTTCAACCAGATAATCAGTGGTGACGGTCAAGGTCGTTTCGGTCCCGTCGCTGTCTTTCCACGAAACACTTGTCACGGTCGCAAGATTACCGAGCGGGAGTTTGATAAAATCCTTCGCCGGCCACTCATCAAGGTAATAATCCCATGTCGCCGTAAGCAGTTGCCGCCGGGTGATGTTTTCAACTTCTTTCCGCCCGCTTACGATGGCATCGTTCAGTTCATTATCGAGCGTCTGATCACCGGTGTACCGGGTGACAGTGGTTCCGAAGTCGCATGTTGCCAAAAGCACTTTGGCTACGGTCCTGACATATCTTCTCGCGCCCGTGTATGGGATTTCTTGCGTCGCGTTGTCATTCACGGTTGTTACCTGTGTGAATGCTCCCCCGGTCCAATCGGTCCAGGTGGTCGAATCGTCTGAATCCTGAATCTTGCAATCGACTGTGCCGGTCGCTCCGTTGGTTCCGGAAATGAGATTGACGATTGCTGTGTATCCCAGGACCTCGACGGCGTTTCCTGCATGCGTGGTATAATTATTCGCTATCGCCTTATTTCCCGGGGCGATGCTTTGAACCGTGTCGATCTCATCCGAGAACGCACCGCTGTCCAGGCGCAGGTGCAACTTCAAATCTGCGAGGCTGATTATTTCTAATGTCGGTTCTGTGTAGATTTGTACTTTCAATTACTTTCCTTTTGGTTCTTTTTTCTTAGAGTTACGTGGCTTGTTACCAAGTAGCTATGCTTGCTCTCATCCATGTATCAGCGGCAACACACAAATAAACATAACTTGTATCAAACGCTATTTGCCCGGCTGTCCCTGTTGCCGCAGCAGTAGCAGGCACGGCAACGGAAAACGTCATATTTTGCCATGCACTCCACGTCGAGTCACCAGTTGCATACCTATAGCTGATCGGCTGGTTTTGTAACCCTCTAAAAATCTGATAGCAATATTTATGTGTATTATCGTTTTGGTAATAACCGAAGACACTTCCGTAATCTGAAGGCCAGCTTACACTAGGAGCCGTAACGTTATAGAAATAATAGGCTTTGTTTACTATCCCGTAGGAACTGTTCAGCTCACTCGGAGTCGGATTGGTTGTAAATGTTCGCGCTTTTAAACTATATATTAATCCGGAAGATCCCACACCTAAATTATTACCATTCGCTACCGTAGCGTAATCAGACAACGCCGACGCTGCAACCGGCCAACTAAAAATACCACTGTGAGTCGGATCACTATAAAGATTTATACCATCTGCGTTATATGAAATGTTGTTTATATATCTATTGGAACCTGTCCCGCTCCCAACCCTGATTATTGTTCTATCGCCGGTTGTTGACCCCCTGTTGTTTGAGATGGTTAAATTAAACAAAGAATCCGCGATGTAATAACAGTATGTCGCTGTAGCGGCGATGTGCGCATAGTTGCCATCTGCATAAATGTTTGGGGATAGAAACTCATACGGAGCAGAGCTCCCATTAGTAAGCGCAAGGACGCCTTCAAATTCGTTTTGCATAACATATGTAGTTGACGTCCCCTGAATCCTAATCGCACCGTTAAGGTTTGACATAATATTGTGCCGGATTAGAAGCGTTGCTGAACCAGCACTTTGAACAACATCAACCGCTCGCATATTCCCACCCGACATGTGGTTATCAAATATGTCGAGGCCATCCGCCGGCGCGTTTATTAAAACCCCGGTGCCATACCCTGATATAAGGTTATGCCCAATTGATAGCCTTGCGGTATCCGCTTGGACATAAACACCGCCCCCTGATCCAGTAGCTAAGTCGCCAAAATCGCGTATCTCGCAATTTTTAATTTGTATCGAATTTCCGACTACCCCTGCCGTACCAATAAAATTTACTGCCCAAGTGTTAGCTTCATTATCACCGTACATAACCAAGCTATCAATTTCAGAATTTTGCGCCAAGGCTGTGAACTCAAATAAATTAACCGTATCTCCAATTAGATGTATCTCAGATTTGTTGCCCCTAAAGGTCATATCAGACAAAACCTGTATCCCACCGGTTGTACGATACGCGACACTGGGCGGGTCGATGTAAATAAGGTTTATCCCGTACCCGTAATCCGCCGATGCAGCGGCCTTAATAGCTGCCGTGTCGTCACCCACTTCGTCCCCGACCGCTCCATACCACTTAGGGTTTGTACCACCTTATAAACTACGCACCCCCGCCCCGCCC